TCCAGGGCCTTGTGCGAGGAGGGCAGCTTGAAGATGTCGCCGTGACCCGACGCGATCTCCTTTGCGTCTTCCTGACCCAGCACCTTGATGATGTGGTAGGCGGAGACGCGCATCTTGGACTGACCGTAGGGAACCGCGATCACGTCCTTCGGCTGGATCTTGACGATACAGACGCGATGGTGTGAGCCGCCGCCCCAATAGCTGCCCAGATAGCTGCGGGCCGCAATGTGCAGTCCGGTGCTACAGGCGACCCGGCGATTGTCGTCGACCTTGGAGTCGGGCATGAACACCAGCGAGCCGAGCTTCTGCTTGACCAGCTTCGAGTGCTGATCGACCATGTGATCGCCTTCCACGACCAGCACCTTGTAGGCCAGGATCGAGCCGTCGTCCGAGAACGGCATGTCTGCCTGCTTGAGGAAGACCAGCAGCTCGTCGGCGGTGTGCTGGCGCTTGATCTCGGCGAACTTCTTCAGGAAGTTGGCAAAGCCCTTGGCGCCTTCGCCGGCGACGGCGCGCTCGATGTGCTGTTGCAGCGCAGAAGCGTCCTTGATCGCGACGCGGCCGTTGGTCTCGATCTTGAGCACGCCGGCCTCGTCCTCGGTGACTTTGATGTTCGGGTTGCCGATCGCCGCTTCAAGCTGCTTGGCGATGGTGTAGCCGTCCAGGTCGATCTCGACGCCGCTGTTGCCAGCGACCATGAGGCCGTTCAGGGTCGCCTGAATGCCTCCATCGCGCAAAACCCGTATGATAGCGCTGTAAAACGTGGATTTCTTGTCGCGGTCGATCGGGATCGAGACCTTGAGGCCCGACATGGTAGTTGGCATCGACGCCATGAGCTGGATCGACGGCTTGCCGTCCGTGTCGTCGTTGCCGGCGGTCAGGGCGTAGGTGCTCTGGACGTGATTACAGCGGCTCGTGACCATGAAGTGATCGGTCAGACAGAACGGCGCTTTGCAGCCGAGGCCGAAGCCGCCGATCTGGCTGTCGTCATTCGTCTTGGTCGAGCCGAAATAGGTGAGATAGACCTCGACCATCTTTTCGTCGGGGATGCCGGTGCCATCGTCTTCGATGGTGAACTCGGTGTCGGTCAGCGTGATCCGGATCGGGTGATTGGGCTTGCCCGACGCGATATGAGCGTCTTTGGCGTTGCAGATCGTCTCGCGGACGACCGCACCCTCTTTGTCGCGATACAGCGCATCGGACAGGATCTTGAAGGCGTGCGCCGAACTTGCGATCTGGAAGTCGCGAGACTTGCCGCCCCCGACGATCGCATAGTTGTCCGATGGCTGCGCGTGGCTGACTTGCATCAATTGCCCCTGAATGTGTGCGTGTTCGTTTCGCTATCGTGAATATAGCGAGATCGAAAAGGATGTCGGTTGGCAGCTAGTGGCGCGCGAACTTCTTCGATTGCCCGACCAGATCATCGAGGCGTTCCTTGAAAATCTGTCCGGTGTGGGCGCGCCTGGTCTGGAAGTCCGTGGTCATCAGCGTCTGGATGAAGATGGTGTCGTCTACCTGACGGCAGGCGCCCTCGATCAGAAACTGGATCGCGCTCTGGAAGGCGGGGTTCAGCGGCGGAGACTTGGCGTCCACCACGTATTTCGTCAGCGGCCGGCAGATGACGATGGTGTCGAACTGGGTCAGCGCCGCTTCCAGGCACTTCACCACATAGGCATCGATGCGCTTGGCGAGCACCGGGTCGGTGTTGTGCATGGTGACCTCGCCGAGCATGTAGCCGATCATGTCGAGCGGCGTGCGGTCGGTGATCATCGGGCGCGGTGCCCAGTGAAGGTTCTGGAGATACTTCCCCAGCAGGAACTCCTGGGCCTCGATCCGCTGTTGCAGCGGGATGTCGCCCACGGCGTCGATGCCGAATTCGCGCATGATCGCGGAGACGGAGCCGTTATGGTAGGAATAGCCGAGATCCTCGGCGACCTGCTTTGCCAGCGTGGTCTTCCCGGTGCGGTGGGCGCCTGCGAGGCCAAAGCTCATGACGTGAGACCCGCGAAAATGAACGCCAGGACCGTGGAGATTCCGAGCAGCCAGAGAGCAATGCGAAGGTTGCTGATCGACGGCACTAACAGATTGCGGTCTGAATCGCAGTCGCAGTGTGGATGCCAACAGGGGGTTGGGCCGTTCAGATTGAGGTTCTTGCACTTGGCCCAATCCGATGGCGTGGTGTAGTAGGTCGGCTGATCAGTGCCGGTCAATCGTTTGCAATCCGCGGCCGTAAAACTCACAGGTGCTTTCCTCCGTAACAAAGGGCCAAGATGAAGCCGGCGACGCCGCTGAAAACCAGCGTCCAGTAGATCGATGCGAGGCAGTAAGCTCCGCGGCTGCTCATGAGATGCACCAGTAGGCGCCGGCCCAGAACGCCAAACAGGCGAGGATGCACCAACAGAGCCCGGAGGGCGGGTTCATGCGAGAACTCCACCTGGGCGCATTTCGTCGCGAATCTGCCTCACGGCCTCCATCGAGAGACCCTGCGCATTGACCGAGATGCCCGTATGGCCGAAACCGCCATCGCCGCGAACGGTCTCGGGCAGGTCGGGAACCTCGGTCAGCGTCGCGCGAGCGAACGGCGCGATCACCAGTTGGGCGATGCGGTCGCCCTGACTGACGGTGAACGGCGCATCGCTCGTATTGAACAGGATCACGCCGATGTCGCCGCGGTAGTCGGGATCGATGGTGCCCGGCGCGTTGAGGACGATGATGCCCTTCTTGAGCGCCAGGCCCGAGCGCGAGCGGATCTGGGCTTCCATGAAGTAAGGCAGGGCGATGGCGATGCCGGTCTTGACCAGCTTCGTTTTGCCGGGCCAGATCGCGACGGCTTCCATGCGGCCGAGATCAGCGCAGAGATCCATGCCGGCGGCCAGCTCCGTCGCGTATGTCGGGATGATCGCGGTCGTAGTGAGCCTGGTGAAGTGGATGTCGAAGCCGTTCATTGCTTGGATTGTCCTTTGATGATGTGAGGGGCGCGTCGTTTTCGCGGTAATTTCTGCGGGATAATGGCTGCGTTGTTCGAGAGATATTCCGCCGCTGCGATCAATCGCGTCGCGTCATCCTTAAAATAACCAAGCCCAGTGTTGCACTGCCCACACAGCAGTCCACGAACAACATCGGTCGTGTGATGATGGTCGACAAAGAGAGTTTTGTTCATATTTGGAGGGCCGTGGCAGATTGCGCACAGGCCGCCCTGACTAACCATCAGCGCGTCGAATTGCTCGCTGGTGATGCCGTAGTAATGAACCATTTCGTATCGGCGGCGCTGTTCGCGCGTCACGCCGTCCGAATGCTTCTTCGAGTGGGCGATATTGCAAATCTTGCACCGATTGCAGTGACCATCCGGCTTGCTACGGTCGAGGTGAAAATCTTCCAAAATCTTGGATTGCTTGCAAATGCGGCATAGCTTCATGATCGAGATCACGCCGGCCGCGTCAGCTATTTGGGTTATGACGCGCATCGAGCCGATCTCGTGTAATAGAAAATCTGACCGAGATAGACGACGTTCACGCCGGTCAGAAGAATGGACCCGTAGAATGAAGTCCATTGGCTTAAGCCGCTGTAGAAAGCCAAATTCCACCCACCCCAGCTCGCAAAGAAGAAAATCGCCAGGGTCGAGACCCCGCGGACCATCTTTTCGCGGTGGAGCCTTCGAACCGAGAGGAGCAAGGCGAATGCCCCTCCCAGCTCGAAAGCGCCGTTGATGGTGTCCGCGAGCGTCATGCGGCTTCCGGCTCGACCTTATCGATGAAGGTCTCCGCATCCAGCTTCTTGGGCGGGTGCGCGGCGTAGGTCTTGCCGCGGTTGTAGCCGGTGGCGTATTTGACCCGCGGATCGCGCGGACGGCCGCCGAGCAGCTCGTTGGTCAGGCGATCGTTCAGCCGGGTGAAGCCGACGTTGTGGGCGCTCAAGATTGTTCTCCTGTTGAATCGGTAAGGGCGTCGCGAATGAACGCGGTGGCGGCGTTGATCGCGTCCTGGCGCGTCCTGCACGGGCCATCGAGCGCGATCTCGGTCGACTTGTCGTCGCCGGGCAGCGGAATCGACCAGTAGAAGCCGGGCTCGGTCCCCGGCGGCGTCGCGGTCAGATCGGTCAGGTCGTAGACTAGGAACGGCACCTGGGCGGCTGCGAAGTCGGTCGAGATCATCTGTCGTTCCTGTGTAAGTAAATGCTGACTGTAATATAGCAGCAAATGAAAGGGTTACAATCGGCAGCTATCTACAGGAGTCCCAGTCTGCGAAAGGCCGTATTCCCTTGTGGAAGGTAGTTGCGCCGCCGACGTCAACTTGGAGGTAAAACCGTCAGCGGCGCTCAGGAGGGCACTCCTGATAGGAAGATCAACTCGGCCCGTGAGGGCGAGATTTGCTCAATTGGGTCGCTCGGTGATTCACATGACGTCCTCCTCGTGTGACATTAATTAGCTTCGACCACAGTCAATGCTTACTGTCAATGTAGTATAGCAGAGAATGCAAGGATGTCGATCGGCGTCGGTCGGTGAAGCAATCGGACGACGGGATCCGCCGTAGACCCGCGGTGCCAGACGAACCAGGAGCATTCGATCACCGGCTTGCCCTTGCCGTTGAAGTCCACGCGCCAGGTCAGCGGATAGATGATCGCCGGCGGATGCTTCTCGAACAGCGCCGAGCGGCCCTTGGCGTGGAAGAAGGTCGATTTGAGCAGCAGCGCCATCTTGCGCGGCTGCAAAACCTCGAGCCCGTGCTCGATCATGGATGCTGCGATGTTCCAGGGCGGGTTGGTGAACAGGTTGTGCCCGACCTTCTTCTTGATCGAGAAGAAGTCCCGCTGGTGCCCGTAGCCGCGATTGATAAGGTCGGATGAAACGACCTTATATCCTGCCTTTTCTATCAGCTTCGACATGGTGCCGTCGCCGCAGCAGAACTCGTGCATGACGCCGTCGAACTTCTCGACGCCGAGGATGGCGATCGTCGGCTCGATGGGCGTTGGGTAATGGTCGTTTTCGACCCGACCATCGGCGGGGTTTCCGCCGGCCATCATTGCGCCCAGACCAAGAGTGGTCATGCGGCGACCTTCTCGCCGATATCCACAGGACAAGCTCCAGAAGCGCAATCGATATGTTCAAGGCCAATATCCTCCATCATGTTGCTGGCGGCGATCGCCGCCGCAATGTGCTCGTATTCCTCCTTGTTGACGGCGCTCTCGGGCAGATACTCGTAGGCGGACTTGTCCTCCTGCGGCATCACCGAGCAGCAGCGGATCTTGAACTGACCTTCGATCAGGGTGTCCCAGAAGCGATCGAAGGAGATCTTCTTCGGATCGTATTTGAGGGTGTAGGAGACCTGGTTGCCGGTCTCGGCGAGCGGCGTGACGCCGTCTTCCTCGACGCCGGTCAGCCAGTATTTCTCCAGCAGCTCCAGGAAGCGGTATTGCTCCTCGGGCGTTGCTTCGGAGGCCGTGACCACCCAGGCGCCGCCGTCCAGCTCGCAGATCGCAGGGCGGGTCGGGAAGCCCACGATCGTCGTGCCGGAATAGGTCTTGAGATGCTTGATCGGGTAGCCCTTAGATTCGTATTCCTTGACCAGTGGATCGTCGTTGCGGAACTGCACCCAGCGGACGAACTCCCGCATGGTCGGCAGATGCGCGCCCTCCGTCAGACCGAACAGCTTCGATGTGGTGCCCGCGGGTTTGAAGGTTGTGTTGGTGTGTGGAATGGTAACGCCGAGTGTCATGGCGTATGTCATCGACTCATCGACGATGGCACGCTTGAACCGCGACAACGTCAGCCACATTTCCTTGGACTTCTCCTCGTCGACGATATCGTGCCAGGTGAAGCCGAAGCGGGCATAGGCCCACTCGTGAAAGCCGGTGATGCCGACGCCGATGCGGTTGGTCCGCGTGACCTCGCGCTTGTAGATGCAGTCCATCAGGTTGGTGCGGATCAGCGCCCGCGTCGCAGTGCGGAAGGCGTCCTCGGCGTCCGTGTCCCAAGCCCACTCCTGAACCTCGGGCGAAAAGTCCGAATTTCGAGCCAGCGTGCCCGCATGAAACGGCACCACGTCGGCGATGACGCAGTAGCCGCCCAACAGCAGAAGCACGATCTCGCCGCAGGGGTTCGTGATGACCTTGTATTTCAGGCCGATGCACGCCTTCGCCAGTGCCTGCATCAGGGGCAGGCTCTCGGCGTCGACCTTGAACTTGGCGCCCTCGGCGAACATGCCGTCGAGATATTCGGGCAATCCTTCGTCGTTCTGGGTCAGCCGGTCCTGGTTGATGATCCCAGGCTCACCGGTGCCGTCGTTGTAGGCGGCCGCGGCGATCGCCTTCATGACGCGGAAGGCGTGAACCTCCATTTCCGTGGCGTATTTGTCGGCCACGATGTAGGCGAGCCACTTATCCGTGTGGACGGTGCTGGTCGCGCCTTCCCCAAAGAAACGCCGCATTAGCGCCCGCACTTTAAGCACGCCGTTCCTAAAATCGGCATCGACAGTGACCGAATTATTTGACGACCAAAGGAAGCCGCCGCGCTTGACCGCGATGAAGTCGAAAATGGTCTTGTCGCGCCAGTTCTTGGTGGACATGCGCGCCGCGCGCCGGGCGCCGCCGACGAGCACGCATTCGGCCGCATAGTGGTCGGCGTAGATCGCTGCGCGCCACGGCGCCATGCCGGCGTCACGGAGCTTCGCAATATTGGCGATCGCGGCCATCAGCGGCCCCGGACCCGACGCCGGGCGACCCTGCATGCCCATGATCGGCGCGTCGCGCGGGCGGACAATCGAGAAGTCCAGGATCAGCACTTCGTCGCGCCGTTCCTCGAACGCCATGCGCTCAACGATCTCGATCGCCTTGGCCCAGCCCTCGCGACTGTCGGGGACGACATAAGTGGTGACCTTGCGGTCGGCGTAGAGGTGCTTGGCGTCCTTCACGGTCGAGTAGCCCTGGATCAGGCGCTTCTCGACGTCCTGGTGGTTCCAGTCGATCGCGCAGACTACGATCGGCATCTGGTTGAGATCGGCGACGATCATGTCATCGTCATAGGCGCGGCCGACGCCGGCGCCGTTGAGCAGCAGATAAAACAGCAGGAAGGTGTTCGCCGCGGTGGCGCAGTTGCCGGTCAGAAGACCATTGGCGAGCACGAAACCCTGAGTGACCGGCTCCTCGACGCAATAGACCTCGTCGTATTCGAAGTCCTCAATGCCTCGAACTTTTACGAAAGTCTCGCGGGTGAGCCTGATCGTGTAGAGCGTTTTTCCGTTGTCAAAGCCTGGGTGGATGCGTTCACTTCGATCATGAACGGTCATGCCGACAATTCGATATCCCGCATAGGCAGCGTATTCCCGAAGCCAATCAATAGCGGCCTCGTTTGACGTGCTGATCTCAATGCCGGGCCGGTCATAGGTTTTGGAACCATCCGCGAGCCACCAGCCCTTGATAAAGCCTGCGACATAGCTCGGATCGACCGTGAACGGCACTTCTTTCCAAAACCGCTTCTTGCCGACGTAGACGACAGGATCGCCGCCGGCGCTTTTTGGATAGGAGACGCCGAAACCATCAAAGAGTGAGAGATATTTCTTGTCAGCGCCGCAAAGCCGGATCCCGAGATAATCTCGCCCCTGACACGCCATACCGTCGTGATAATCGTTGCGCCGCTTATGCGATGAACCGTCGCCAAAAATCAGACCGTGTCGAATTGCCTCATCGTCCTCATCTTCGAGAAAGACGGGGTTCTCCAGCACGTCGCCAACCTTGAGCGTCGTGGTCACCGTGCCGTCGCGCAAGAACCAACGATGGTTGGCTGTTGCGATCACTTCCTGCGACGTGCGACTCATTGGCCCCGACAGGCCGCCGAACTTGATCCGGAAAAGCTCCTGGGTGCCGTATGATTTGACCGCGGCCGGGCGCCACACGCCGTCGCGCGCCTTCACAGTGACCGTTTGTCCGACGATAGTGTCGATTGCTACCGGACCATGTTCGAGCGTCAGAATCTTCGTGTCGCCATGTAGGCAGTTCGTGAAAACCTCCATGTTACGAGTCGGTTGGGTCTCGTCGCCGTGCTGCAGATGGCGCCCGGACATGAGCACCGAGGCCTGGCGCAAATGGTGCTCCAAGGCCTGGCGCTCCGAGGCCTGCATCATCGGCCTGGGTTCGAGCAGCGAATTACCGTGCGCTACGCGCTTCGCCACATCTGCCCAATCTTCAACACCTTTTCGCCCTGTTGCCCAGAAAAAGCCTGACATTGTCTCTTTTTCGACACCATTATACGTGCCGTATTCGATCGGATCCGTAAGCACGTATCCCTCTTTCGCAGCGTAGGCTTCGACCATTGCCCGTGCAGTTTCGTGACTAATGTCACCGGGCGCCGGAATATTGAATTGGATCAGCTCCGGTTCGTCGAACTTGCGGATGATCTTACGGTTCACGGTGCGGTCTGCGACGGCTTTGCCCATGCCGCTGTGATAATTACGGGCGGGGGTGGAGAGGGCATGCGTCGGCGATCGGCCCATAATCAGGCTCCTTACATTTTACGTGGATGAGTGGTCGGAATGGTAGAGTTTAGAACAGTCAACGGTGACTGTATAGAATGAAGATTCGTTGACGGCTCAGGCCGCCTGTGCAGGAGCGGCGCGCCACATGGCGAGCAACTGTTTGAACTGGTCGGTCTGGATGCCGGCGTGGGCGACAGCCATTGCGTCGGCGACGTGCTCCTCGTCGTCCATGATATCGCCCTTCTTCCGAACGAGCTTGCCCTTGCGGATGATATCCCGCTCGTAGCGCACCCAGGGGCCTCCTGGGTAAGCCGCAGCCGCCCACTCGATCATTTCCTCCTTCGAGGCGGTCTTCGTCCCCACGGTCGCCAGCTTCGTCTCTGAGGGCTGAACCTGAATAACCGGAACCGGGCAGGCGGCGACAGCCATGGTCGCAGCGCCGAATGACCACATCGCGCGCGCATCCTGGGCGCCGGTGGGGATCTCCGCGAAGACCACGGTGCAATCGGCGACCAGCGGCCGATAGGCGTTGATGATCTCCTGGCAGCGCCGCAGATCGTCTGAGTTCTGCCGAACGATCTTGCGCGCGGCCTTGGCGACCTTCTCGGTTCGGATCGTATGCAGGCTGATGATGCCGAACTGGAGCGTTTCCAGCTTCAAAACCAGCCGGGCGACGGCGAAGTTCGACAGCGAGGGGTCGAGGGCGGCTACCCGGATGGCTTTCATCAGAACGAGCCCCAATTCGGGTTGTCGCCGTAGGCGTCCTGCATGATCTCGGCCTTCACCTCGACCGCGGTCTTGATCTCGCCCTTAAGGCGATCACGCTCTGCGGAGATCCAGCCAACCTTGGAGTTGGCGAAATTGACGGCCCTATCGTGCGTGACGTTGAGCGCCACAATGAGCGATTGTTCAAAGTCCGGGAATACACCAAAGGCTTTGGTCTCGTCGATCTCGATGTGGATGCACTTGGTCGGATCGAGCGGCTCGAACTCGAAAATGATCTGGTGCCTGGCGCCGAGCTTCGCTGTCTTGAAGGTGAACTCTTCGTCGGCCGCGATCGGTTTGACCTTGTAATTCTTGTCGTGGGTCCAGGTCGTGACCGAAACCGGGGCGCTCGGAGCGAAGATTTCAGCAGCGATCGGGCCAGTGAACATCTTGTCGTTCAGCGCGTGAACGAACGCCTTGAGCAGCGCGATCGGGCTCATGGGATCCGACGAGGGCATTCCGGCGTTGTCGAACTCGTCGGTCTTAGTCCTGGGTCGCGGTCGTCGTGCCATTTGTGCCCGTTTCAGTCAGTGTTGACTGTTTTAATATAGCAGAAAATCGAAGGTTTGCGACTTCTCTCAGGGCGGCGGCCGCGGCGATCGCAATCTCGCCGGGCTGTTGCAGGAAGCCGCGGGCGTCACGCTGCGGCTTTTCGAGGATGCTGGCGTAGGTCAGCATTGTCTCGGGCGAGGTCAATCCGGCGTCCAGCCGGCTTCGACCAGCGCGTCGATGCCATCGAAGAAGATCGCCGTGCGATTTTCGCCGGGGTGCGCAGAAATGACGATTCGACCGGGTTGCAGGCCCTCCTGATAAATCACGCCGAACTCCATCGGATTATCGCTGATCCGCTTCATACAGAGATAGACGCCGGGCCAGGTGCTCTTGTCGAGAACCATCTTACGGGCGCGAGCCTCGCGAACGGGGTCTAGTTTGGTCATGTTGTTTCTCTCTTTATCTGACGGATAATATCGCCCATCGAGCCAACTTTGGTGATGGACCAGCCGCAGGTCGGGGCGGCCGAATAGGGCTGAACGGGCAGTGCCTTGAGTAGATTGCGAATGCTCATACCAGCTTCCTGCATTCGGTCGCGGAAGTCCGCTTCGCTCTCATCATGGGACACGATGGCGCGACTGAACCCGCCGACGCTCGGGGGCGGCAATTCGTTACCCGAAATCCCGTAGAAGCCGATGGTGAAGATGCAGACCTGACGCTTCGTCACGAAACGCATTCCTCTATAGTTGCCTTGCCGCCTGATTTCTTCACGGTGATGGTGTTGCGACACATATCCTTGAGGTCGTTGTGGCTGATGACGAGCACGGTGCCGCGCTCCTTGCCCTTTTCCTCGAGAATCTCGGCCAGACGCTGCAAGCCCGCGGGATCCAGCGCATCGTCGATTTCGTCGCCGATGAACAGCTCGATGGGCTTCGAGGCCCGGCGCGCGACCAGGTCTTGCAGGGCGAGGGCGCAGGCGATCCGCACCTTGCGCTTCTCGCCGCCCGACACGCTCTTGAAGGTGGCGCCGCCGCTGGTGGTCGCGATCTCGACCGAGAACTTCTCCCGCAGCTCGCCCTTGGCGTTCTTGATCAGGGTGGTCCAGGTCGCGCTGATGTTACCATCGGACAGCGTTCCCAGGTATTTCGCGGTCTGATCGTTGAGGAACGGCGTCACCTCGTCGAGCAGAAAGGCGCGGACACCGCTCGGGCTGAAGATTTCGGAGACCTTGGTGTGGACCCTGACGGCCGTTGTTGCGGCGATGACCAGATTCTGATCAGCTTTCGCTTTGAGCGCCATGTCGACCATTCGCTTCTCGGCCGCGGTGATCTGGGCGATGAACGGGTTGGTTTCGTCGCGTTTCGCCTTGATCGCGCGAATGGCGTTGGCGAGGTCGGATTTGAGCCCCTTGATGCCGCTCTCGGCCAGGGTCACGGCACGCAGCGCAGCGATCAGGGAAGCTCGCTCAGCGACGGAACCAGTTAGATCAGTCATTGACGCTTTGTAAGCGTCCCGCGCACTGACAGCGCTGCGAGCGTTTAGCAAAGCGCTATCCTTCGCAGCGCGTGCATCTGTCAGCGCTTCACTCGCTTCGGTGAGCTTTTTGAGGGCGATTTTCTTTGCGGGCTCGATGTCGGCCGCGGTGAACGGTCGATCGCAGGTTCCGCACGGGCAGCCGATCTTGTGATCGAGGCCCTTTAGAGCCTTGGCGTTATCCGTCACCTGGCGCTCGAACACGATCAGATTGGTCGTTGCTTGATCAGCGGCGCCGCGCGCCTTGTGCATCGCAGCCTCGAAATCTCTCAATACCGTCTGCTCGGCTTCCACCGAGGCGATCTTGTCGTCGAGCGCCGCGATCTGCGCCTCAAGGTCGACGCGCGACACCATTTCAGCGAGATCCGCTTCTGCGTCGGCGACGCCGGTTTTGGTCCTCTTCGCTTCTACGGCGATCTCCCGAACCGTCTCGATGCGATCCGCCTCGAATTTGTCCCGCGCGTCGTGACTGGATTTGATCAGTTCGGCTGCCTCCTTTTCGCGCTGCGCCGCGTTGGTCGCGTGCAGTTCTGCGGCGCCGAGGGCGTTTTTCTTCGCCAAAAGCAGGGCGTTGGCTTCCTTGTAAGCTGCTTCGAGCAGCATGGCGCCGGATGCTTCCTCGATCAGCACCTTGAGCTGCTTGTCGGTCATGCCGGGAATGTCGGGCATCTTCTCTTGTCCGGCGTAGATTGCGCCCCAGAACACCTCCAGCGAGCAGCCCATGATCGCATCGACTACCGGCTGAGTTAGCGGGGTGGTGCCTTTGGTCATATTGATCGTTGGAGAACCAGCGGTGGTGCTGGAGACCGTCAGCGTGTTCTTGCCGATCGAGTGCTTGCGGTGGCGCGCGACGACATATTCAGTGTCACCCTCTCGGATGTGGATCGAGACGCGGGTTCCCTTGCCGGCGGCGATGTTCACGACGCCGTCGCCATCCTCCTCGCGCGCGGTGGATCCGTAGAGGCACCACGACAGCGCGTCGGCGATCGACGACTTGCCGGCGCCGTTGCTGACGGCGGAGCTATCGTCCTCGTTCTCACCCTGGATCAGCACCAGGCCGCGATCAGCGAGGCTCAACTCGGCGCGGCCGATTGCCATAAAATTGTCGATGCAGAGCTTGGTAAATTTCATGTTCTCTCTCGTTTGCTCAGATCAGAATGCGCGCTCATACTTCGGATAGCGATCGGGGCCTCGCGGCTTCGCTCTGAAGGTGACGCTGCAATCAAATACCTCCAACACCTGGCGATCCGACCATTCGCGGGGAATCGCAACACAGCCGGTTCGGATGTTCCGCCCGCGCCGGCTGTCCTGGGTGATCACGGCTCGGCGACCGCCTGGGTAAACCAACAGGAAGCGGAACGAGCATTTACGCTGCATCGCCCAGTTCCTTGCCTGCCCGGCGCCAGTCGATCTCGCCGGCCATGATGCAGCCGTAGGGCAGCACCTCGTCGACGATCTCGGCGAGACCGAAGCTCTTGATCTGTCGGCGAACGCTCTCGGCATTCTTGTAGGCGCCGGGCAGTTCGCTGAGGTCTTGCTTGCCAGAGAACCAGCGAGCATCGACCGTGGTTGTCGGAACTTCGTCGCCCAGGCTCTTGAGATAGCCGGTGCGGCTCAGGTTGCGGCCCGCGCCGTGCGGGGCAAAGCCCAGACCGTGATCGGCGTTGAGCCCGCGCGCGATCAGGATCGGCTCGGCCATATTCATCGGGATCAGCGTCAGACCGTTGGTGTCGACCGAGAAGCCCGGATAGGCTGGCGTCGCGCCCTTCGCGTGATAAAACAGTCCGTCCGGCTTCTGGAAGACGAAATTGTGCTCGTTCCAGAAGCGATCATCCATGAAGGAATGCGTGTAGCCGGCGACGATTGTGTGGATCGAGAAGTGGTTCACCTTGGTCCAGGCGCGGCAGATTTGCAGAGCTTCCCAGTAGTCCTGACCTTCCTGCGAGTCGGCGACGATCCAGGCCTGGTGCTTGGGCACCGAGGGTGCGATCTTCTTGGTCATCGCCTCTGCGATCCGCATGCCAGCCTTGTAGACACGCGCGCCGAAGCCGCGAGATCCGTGGTGCGTCACGAGCGCGGTGCGACCTGAAGACTTCTGGGTGCCGGCGTAGTAAAAATGATTTCCATCACCCTGCGTGCCCATGTGGCGCTCGGCGTGTTCGATCAAAGGCGCCGTGATCGGGTTCGCCAGAATACGCGCACGCAATCCGTCGGGGAGGCGAAACAGGTCATCGTGTCGGCCGCCCGGCCCGAAATGCGTCAGCTTCATGCCGGCATCGAGGATGACTTTCGGCGTGGTGCTCGGACCAAAGACGGTGATTGCCATCGAGCAGCAGACGTCGGCCGAGTGAAAGCCCGGATGAATAGCGTTCTCGCAGGCGACCACGCCGCCGACCGGGATCGTGCCAGGCGCGGAGCCAGCGGGGCAGGCGTCGGGCATCACGGCGCCGGCCTTGATTGTCGGCACGCGCATCAGTTGGTGCATGTGAATATGAACGGCGTCCCAATTGGTCACTTCGTCGTCGGACATAACCTCGTCGCCGCCGGGGTTGTCCATGTTGCAGAAGTAGCCCAGCTCGCCGAAAGCGCGCCGCGGAATGTAGACCGGCGGCTCGGGAGCGTAGAGCGAGAGGGTGCTCTGAATCTGGTCAATCTCCATGCCCTCGTGAACCAGCTCGTTGGCACGCTCGATCGCCGGCTTGAACCACGGGCCGGGCGTGTAGCCCCATGCGATCAGGTCTTTTCCGGTGATCATCGCGACAACGCCGCTGAGAGGTCGCCAGTCGCTGCGGCCGAGGGCTTCTCGATCGCAACAGGCTTCGGTGCTCGCGGCCGATAGTAGGTCGGCTCCTTCACCAGAACGATCTCGGGCTTGGTGAATGAGTCGTCCTGCGCAGTGATCACCACGTTGTTGAGGGGAAATTGGCGCTGGTAGCCGAGCGCCGTCGACCAGGGCAGATCGCCGTAGATCTGCGGAATGTCACGCTTGGTCTCGCTGAGCCGGCGACCGCGATCATCGTAGCGGCAGATGATCTCGGTGCGCGTCATCGTAACCGTGTAGAGCGGCATTGAAATTCCCCTGTGTGTCTGTCTATGCTTCGATAATAGCGATATCGACGCGGTTGTCGGTCGGGAGCGCTAGGCTTCTACTGCCCGCACGGTCGAAAGAATGTCGGCCGCAGCCGCTTGGATCAGGACCAGCTCGGCTGCATCCATCTCCTTGAACTTCTCCTCGGCCCAGGAATGCACGCTCTCGTCCAGCGTCATCGACTTGGTAGCCGCTCCGCCGGCGCGCGCCGTGACGACGTTGCGCGTGACCTGGAATGAGACGCCCTTGGCGCCCATGTCGGTCAGCTCGGTGCGCAGCCCGTTGATCTCGGCATCGGTCAGCTTGAAGCCGCGGATGCGGACATAATTCTGGTCGACGATGATGGCGTATTCGTCCGGATCGTCTTCGTCGGTCAGCTCGATGAAGGAGGGCGCATGGGACGCGCAGAACTCCACTCGGTCGGGATACACCATCAGGAAGCCGGCCTTTGAGCCGATATCGCCCCACTGCTGGTGCGTGGTGGCGCCGATCGAGTAGACCTTGCCGCCTTCCATCTCCTTGAAATTGTGGTAGTCGCCGGCGAACACGCGCTTGAAGCCCCAGGAGGCAACCTCTTCCGAGGACAGACCAGTGGGCGGCACGCCTGGGAGAACGCCGTCGATGCCGACGTGCATGATCAGGTCAATCTCGGAACGCCCTGTCAGCGGAATTCGCTTGATCTGGGCGCGCAACAGATCCTTGGTGGCTTGCCAGGGAATCATGATGATCTTCTGGGCGAAGACAGTTGGCACGGTGCAGACCGTGACGCCCTCTATCTCACCCAGCGTCTGAATGGCGTTGCCGAGTTCGGTGGTGTCGCGACCCTTCAGGTCGTGATTGCCGGGAATAATGAAGATTTTGATGCCGTTCTCGGCGATCTGCTTGATCGTGCGGTGCAGCGGGTTGAACACTTCTGGATCCATCGAGCCGCGGGTGTGGACCAGGTCGCCGGCGATATACATGCGATCACCGCCGCGCTTGCGCAGCTCCTCGGCCGCGCGCACCAGCTCGTCGAGGATGATTCCCAGGCGCGAGTTGATGCCATTGGTCTGGACCTTCGAGAACGGGCTCCATGCGTGACAGTGCATATCGGCGATCAGACAATAGGGAACATCAGTCATAATCGATCTCCAGTCTGCCGAGCAATTTCCAAAACCACTTGAGGCCCTTCCACAAGAAGCGAAGCACCCAGCCGGTGACCCAGCACAGCACGGCGAACGCAATCAGCATGTGAACCCACGAGGGCACATTGCTGATAAGCCCGCAGGCCGCTGCGCCGCCAATCCAAGCCAGCAAACCGATGCACATCGCGTCGAGGTGTGGCGTGTTGCATTTGTCGTCGGGGTCGGGATAACTCACGCTGCGATCACCCTCTGTGCGACCAGGTGCGGCTTCTTCGCGTCGTGCTTGGTGCGACACTTGTCCTTGTTGTTGAGCATCCGCTCGATCTCGGTGATGCACACCTCATAGACGTCGACCTTGTGCGAGGTCGCCAGCGCGAACAGGGTATTCTGGACACCCGCGATCTCCTGGGAAAGCTCGCCCGCGACCGGCTTCTCGAGGAATTCCTCGTAGGCCAGCGCCATCACGTCGGACATTTTCAGCCCGGCGGATCGCATCAGCTCCATTGCCTCTTCGCCGAAGCGAAGGATGCGCTCGCGCTGGTCATCGATGTTTGCGTCGCCAAAGACAACGCGACCGACGACTTCGACGTTTCGCTGTAGGCCGCGCATTGAGTTGTGCATGTCATCTCGCTTGTAAGTCACTGTTGACTGTTCACACTATAGCGAAGAACGCAAGGGTTGCGATCGGGAGAACGTCAGATTTTAACGGAACCTGTTTTGACGGTGAAGCGGTCGAGGGGCAGAAAACGCTGCAAAGACCCGCCTTTTGAGGTGAAATTGAGCATTTTATACTGGTTCTTGTCGAAATAGTTCCGCAGGTCGGTCAGGTAAACGTCGGCTGTTTCTTTCACGAGGACGCCGACCATGCGGACCCCGGTGACCTTGAGCCGGATCAGGTCTCGGTCGTCAATCGCCCAGGCAGCGGTGCCCAGGCGGATCGCGGTGGAGATGTCCTTTTCCCCAGCGCGATAGATTTCGCGGATCCTGCGCCACGCCAGGTAGCAGCGGCGGCCGTCCGGGAGCGTGTAGGTCGCCCCGTAGGTCCGCCGGCCGCGCTTATTTAGTTCGATGGAGATTGACGACGTTCGCTTCATCGGGCCACAACCATATTCCTTGTGCCCCTCTGCAGGGGATCGGTTTGTCGAGCGCCTGGTGGTCTCGGCAGCGCCAGGCGTAGCGCCCAGGTCGCCAATCTCCGTAGATCAGCTCCTCTTCCGTGGTGTCCTCGATATCGTCGTCGGTGATGATATCGCTCGAATTGACGTAAACCGTGCCGACGAGGGCGCCGTGCACCAGCTCGTCGAAAGGCGGCAGACCCGTCTTTTCGTAGTATTCCATGAACTTGGGGTCATCGAACACCATCCGCTGTTCCGGCTTGATAGTCTTCGTGGAGGCGATGCCGAGCCGCTGACGCAGCACGGTTGCCGGCGCCGGGAAGGGCCGGGTCTCATTCAGCTTGAAGCCGTGGACCAGCAGGCTGGCATAGGGTTGCCACAGGGAAATAACGCGCATTGAAGAACTCCTCGAATCAGGGCGCGCCACGTTATATTTCTTCATCCCCCTCGGCGAGGGCTTCGATGCCCTCGACCCACGCAACGCCAATTTGGTCTGTATGATCAATTTCCCAGATCAAATCCATATCCGCACTGCGACCCAAAGCGCGCACCTTCGCCGCCTCATCATCTGCGCCGTCCACGTCGACGGTGGTCTTTTCAACCACCGTCGACTCGCGAACCAATGTGACGCGGCTTATCGTCATGCTGCGACCGTCTCCGGCTCGGACTCAGCGCCTTCGATGATCTCGGCAACGGTCGCAGGTTCGTAGGCGGCAGGCAGCATGTCGATCAGCTCCTTCAACTTGCCTTCCTTCTCGATCAGGCGGGCGAGCGTCTCCTTGCCCTTCTGCACGCCGTTCCACATGACGAAGCCCGGCTTGCCGATCGGGAGAATCTTCTCCGCGACCAGGAATTCGATCATCGACCGCTCGACGTCGAAGCGACCGGTGCCGTCCTTCATGAACATGAAGCGCCAGGTCGCCTTGAGCCAGGGTCGCGAGACCTTGTTCTTGATGACGACGCCGGTGATTTCAGAGCCCAGAACCTCTTTTGACTCACCTTCGCCGCGAGTGATCTTGGTCGCGCCGAGCATGACGCGCTGCGACGAGTAGAACTTCGGGGCGTCGCCGCCGGGCGTGGTCCGCGGATCGCCGTAGACGACGCCGATCTTGGTCCGCACCTGGTTGAGGAAGATCGCGCAGATGTTGAGTTCCTCGACATACTGGTTGAAGGCGGGAAAATGCGCTGACGTGGCGCGAGCGAGCGCCGCAGTATCATTCATGTTCCGGGTCCGGGGATCGCGGTCCTTCTTCGTCTTCATGTCCATAAGCACCGACTGCGGCACCATCGACGCCAGTGAATCGAACACCCAGGCGATCGGGGCTTCGGGGGCGATCAGCTTCTTCTCGCGGATGTGAGTCGCTGCCTGAACGCATAGCGAAATGCTGTCCTCGAATGTGCGCGGGGTCTTGTAGATGAACGTGCCGTTGATCTTGAGGCCGAGATTTGGCGCCAGGATCTGGGAGAACGACCGTTCGTGATCGGAGAAGGCGGCGATACCGCCCATGCGCTGGGCTGCGGCCATGGCGCAGGTTGCGATCGCGGTCTTGCCGGCTGACGGCGGCCCGGACATTTCGGCCATGCGACGGCAGGCGAAACCCCCGTTCCATTTGTTCGACAGGGCGTGGTTGAACGGCGCGTAGCCGGTGTCCAAGAACGTATCGACGGTGCTCTCGTCGTCGTTCTTGCCGATTGCGCCACTCAGGCTCTTTGCGATGTCTTCGGCGGATGCCATTTTGGTCTCTCTTTCTTGGGGTTATTCAGAATCGATGAAGCCGGCGAGCTTGATGCCCTTGTGGACCGGGTCGGGGATTTCGCCGGCCATATCCGGCATGGGATTGGCTGGCTTCACGCCGCCGTTCAGTTCGAACACGGTCGGGCCGGGCACGCCGGTCCCTTCTTCGCGCACCAGTCGCCCGGTCGCCTTGTGATCGTTGGTCGGTCGCTTGCCGACTGCCACCAGGACGACGGGCTCGGGGATGTAGGCGCTTTCGCGCGCCTCCAGCGCTTCGAGCGCTGCGTCATCCTCATCGTCGATGATCTCTTCGGGCGCTGGAACAACGGTGCGTGTCAGCGGCGCCGGCTGTGCTGCGGTCGGAACCTTCAGCACAAGATCAGGGCCTGGAATGATCTTGCTCGTGTGTCTGTCTACGTGACCGCCCAGAATGACCAGATCCTTGGTCGGCGGTGCATACTCCGCATCGAGCGAGAACGTCGCGCCCCTGATCTTTTCGGCCGCATTAAGCGCGTTGCCGATATCCTGCTTCATCGCTTCAAGCTGGATTACCAGGAAGGCGACGGCCTTCTCGGCGTCGGTTGATCCAAAATTCACGGCATGTTCTTCGATCACTACTCCAACCTGACGAATAGCTTTGCCGGCATTCATCACAAGCATTTCGAACACGGCTCGCGAGTTTTCGGGTTTTGTCGTCATTCTGCGGGGTTGCCGGCTCATGCTGCTATCGCCTCTTCCTGCGGGCCAAAGGGCGCGCACCAATCTTCAAGTTTCGTGGTGATCGAGTTGAACAGGAACTGCTCACAGAACGTGCCGAACGCGGGCACGTCGAGCTGACCCTTGACTAACTGCAAATTGACCGGCGCCGGCCGCTCCGCTGTGCTCAGATCCATCAGGCGCATGTTGCGTCGGAACAGATCCTGTTTTTCGTCGCTGGTCGCGAAGTCGCGGAACTTTTTGTGCAGCTTGGTGATGTCGATGGTCTTGTCGGCGCACTGGTTGAGGAACGCTGCGACCGAGCCATACTGGTTGATGAACTCTTTCGCGCCCTTCTCGCCGATCTTGCCGACGCCAGAGATATTGTCGCCGAGATCGCCCATGAGACACTTCACCTCAAGGTGCGCGCGCGGGGAGGGGACGCCCTGCTTCTCCATGATGTTGCCGACCGTGACGAACTTGTTCCGGTCCTTGATCGGATCGCGCCAGGCAACCTTGGACCGCACGAGCTGGATCCAGTCCTCGTCGGCCGAGAGCATCATGATCCGCGAGCCCTGCGGCGCGTAGCGCTCGACCAGGAGACCAGCGAGATCGTCCGCCTCGTAATTGAGCGCCGAGAGCTGCTTGACGCCGAGCAGCGACAGGCCCTCGCGGATGAAGGGAAGCTGGGTTTTCAGATCAGCCTTGAGCTTCTTGGACTTGATTTCGTGGGGCATGACCGCGGGCTTGTCGCGGTTTGCCTTGTATTCGGCGAACACGTGATGGCGCCAGGATGACTTGTCCCAGAGCACGACCGGCTCGAAGGCGCGGAACACGTCCATGATCGGCCGCATCGAGCGCATGAACCCGTAGATCGCTTGCGTGGGCTGGTCGCCGCAGCGCATCGGCGTCATGTGGTTCTGGGCAGAAGCCACATTCGGACCATCAATGAGTAAATAGTTACGCGGCATCAATATGCTTCCAATCTCGCTCGCGCTTGATGTTATAGATGGTCGATTTATGCACGCCAAATTCGCGAGCGATTTGAGCACCAACGTCACCCCGAGCCAAGCGCCTCTTGATCTCAGCGACCTGTGGCTCAGTCAATATTGAGAATCCGTTTTTCGATCCGCGCGCAGTGCGGCCGTTGCGATCTCGGTCCTCTGAATTTCCCCTTCGGCTGTCCCAGCGAAGGTTGCTTAGAACGGAATTGGATCGAATATCATCTTCGTGGCACCCCTCCTCGCCGGGCGGGCAGGGGCCGCGAAACGCCTGAAGGATCAAAGAATGAACTGTTCGATTTCTCGAAATTCCAGGCATTCTCAGGTGAACAGAAGGATATCCATTTGATGGATCGATACCGACCTTGCGCATCTTGCCGCCGCGAGGAACATTTCGAATATCTCGGCGCGGCACTCCGTAGACTCGACCGAGGCTCGATATCTCGTAAAAGCCTTCAAAACCGACTACGTCGCGCCACTCTTCGCCTGGCAGGTAATTCTTCACAGAGAAACTTCCAAAATAACGACCCAGGGCAGCACTTTTTCCTCGCCGTCAGGCTCCTCGACGTTGAACACGCGGACGTTTTCGTGATTGAATTCGGCTTCCAAGAGGGCTTCATCCGAGGGCATATCATCCTCATCGTAAGTCTCTCGGAGCAGCTCGATCATGTAGGCTTTCCACAGGTCAAGCGCGCGCTCTGCGGTCTCTGCCCAGACAACCTGGTCACGATTGTTACCTTCGACGTCGGAGGCGACGACAAGAAAAATCTGCATGGCTGAAAATCTCGTCTGAGGAAGAAAAGGCGGCGCGCTACCGGGGAAGCAGCGCGCCGCTGACGGTCGGGTGGAAAGGGGACTAAAACACCCGACCTAACTGGTTACTCGTCGAGACCGGCGAGCATCTCGTCGATCTCGTCCTGCGGCAGAGCAGCGCCGAAACCGTCATCCTTCGAGACGGTCGAGTCGACTGCGGCGGCCTTGGCTGCGGCCGTCTTCGTAGCGGCAGCAGCCTTCTTCTTGGCGGCGAGCGCGGCCATCTTCTCGTTCAGTTCGCGCTCCTCCTTCTCGTCGTCGGTCTCGACCGTGGCAGCTTTTGCCCTGGCTGCGACTTCCGCGGCGGCCTTCGCCAAGGCTTCCGCGGCATCCTTCGCCGCCTTCACCACCCTGCGAGCGGCGATCTTTTCGGCCAACTCGCGTTCTTCCTTCTCGTCGTCGGACTCGGCGACTTCTTCCTCGACGATCTCGGCGATTTCCGCATCCTCGACAACCGAGCTGGTCAACAGACCAGCGGGGCGGTGCGCGAGAGCGGCGGTCTTGAGACCATCGGTGTTGATGCCGGTCATGTTCGAGATCGCGAGCATGGCCTTCGGTTCGTCACCGCGGAAGAACTCCTTCTCGATGTGCGCCAACAGATCGGGCATACGAGTGAGAATGTCCCTGTCGACCTTGTCGGACTTCGGGGCGACCTGAACGCGATACTTCGTGTCGAAGCCGCGGCCCGAGCGCTCGATGACCAGGTCAACGCCGGTATCGGGATCGAGAATGTCGACGTCATCGGCGAGGTAGGTTTCCCAGGTCGAGCAGATGTCGGCGAATGCACCGCCGGTGAGTTCGACGATCTGCGGTTCGGGGCTCTTGTCGGCGCCGGACTTGACCAGAGCGACCACGACCGCGGTCTTCTTGGTCTTCCACTCCTTGATGATCGCCAGCTCTTCGTCGCTGGTAACCGCCTTGGAGGCGCGATCGATGGCGGTGCAGGTTGCGCATGGCTTGCCGTAGACTTCGTCATGGCAACCGACGACCGCGACGGGCTTGCCGTCCTTCTCGGTCTTGATCCAATGCACCCCGAGTTCCTTCCAGAACTTGCCGGTGCCACCTGCAGCGACGGTGTCTTTCGGGGCGATCAGAAGGCGAAGGGTGGTCTTGCCTTCCTTCAGCTTCACGGAGTTGCCCCCGCGGGAATATCTGTTCTTGGCGTTCTTAACGAGCGCGAGGAGAGCTGCGGACTGAATTGACATTTTGGCGTTTGCTTTCAAAGACTTATGGCTGGGGACTGGTGATTGAGACTACTTTTTCGCGATTTAGCGAATTAGCACTTTCAATATAGCGAAAACTTCAAGGGTTCTGTCTGGGGTCAGAGCACCTCTGCGGTGACAGTGGCGACGCCGGCTCCGATGATGCCGATCGCGCGGGCCGCAGCGGTCGAGAGATCGAGCACTCGGCCGCGAACGAACGGGCCGCGATCGTTGACCGTGACGATGACGCTACGACCGGCGTGGGTGACCCGTAGCTTGGTGCCGAACGGCAGCGAGCGATGGGCGCAGGTCATGGCGTTCTGGTTGAAGCGCTGGCCCGAGGCTGTTCGACTGCCGGACTCGTTGCCGTAGTAGGAGGCTTTGCCTGTGAAGCTGCCGGCATGGGATGCGCCGCTGATCATCAGGGCGAGCGAAAGGGTGGCGAGAAACCGCATTACGAGGAGATCCTTGTTTTGTTAGGAGGAGAGGCCGACCGCTTGACGACCACGACGACGCGCCATATCGGCGCGGATTCTTTTGTGCAGGGAGTCGAGGCGAGCCTGGTGACGCCGCGTGTTCCAGCGGCGGACGAAGCTGATACGACCAATTCGGTCATAGATTGCGACCATGCTGACCACGAGCAGGTAGATCGCAAGACCGACGAAGAAGCCGACCACGAACCAGATCGCGGGCCAAAACAGCAGAATCGCCCAAGTTTCCCACCTGAGCCAGTCGGTCGGGCCGAGCAGCGCCAGATTCGTCAGGATGCCGAAGCCCGAATAGAAGGCGAGGAAGGTGATTCTCATGGTGTTATTCCTTGCTTGCGACGCGCGCCTTGGCGCGTTCGAGAATGGCTTCGCGTGCGCTCTGCTCCATGATGCGAAACTCGCCGCTTCGCTCCTGACGTGAGTCATGCCCCTGCTGTTCGAGCATGCCCTTGCGCTGATGAAAGGCTTCGACAGCGACGGCACAGTTGGCGGCGATCTGCTTTGCTTCGTTGAGGCCCTTCTCCAGGGCGATCACCAGCGGGTGGGCCGTTACACAGGCGGCCAGATAGGGCTCGGTGAACTTCGAGCCCTTTTCGACGGCGCCGTCGCGGGTGTTGCGATAGACCTTGGCTTCGGCGATTTTCAGCTTCAACTTGATGTCGTTGACCTGATGCACAGCCATCGCGTGGAGATCGCCATAGTAGCTGGCGAGTCCGGCTTGCTTCATGAAGGCGTCGTTCAGATCGACCATCGAATAGGTCAGATCCGCCTTGAACTTCTCGGCGTCGATGAAGTTCTTGACCTTGAAGACGATCGGCTTCCTCGGCTCGATCGGCAGCGTTTCAGCGATATCGGTCATTCGTTCCTCGTGAACAGTCAATTCTTACTGTTTAGTTATAGCAAAAAGATCGAGGGTTTAGTCGATCAGCGTGGCGACCTGGGCGAACACCTCGTTGAGGGGTATCTGCTTGTCCGGGTCGTAGAAAATCTCGCCGGGGTTGAAGCCGATGATCATGTTGGCATCGAGTTCCTTGTTGTAGACGATCTTGCCCGCGGCGTCGGATGCCTTGCCCTTCAGATCGGGCATGAAGTGGCGAACGATCGCAGAGCCCATCAGCACGATCACGGGCGGCTTGATCAGGTCGATTTCCATGCGCAAGTAGGGCAGATATGCCTCGATCTCCTGGGCCGAGACCTGTTTGCCGGACTTCGGCCGCTTGATTAGCGCGGTCCAGTAGGCGTCGCCCCGGTTCAACCCGGCTTCGGCGAGCGCTACAAGGGTGGTGCCAAAGCTGTCGCCCCAGGCCATCTGGCCGATTCGCTCCTCCTGGCTCGTCGGGCAGTCGCTGATGACCATGAAGCGCGCCTGCTTGCCGAGCATCGGTTTGATCTGCTCGCCGTCGTCCTTCTTCTCGTCGCGGTATTTGACGACGATCTCGCCGAGCTTGGCCGCGGTGTATTTGTCCTTCAGCATGCCGCGGTCGACCGGCACGGTGTCGGTGATCAGCCCTGGGATCAGATCGCGCTGATCCTTGATGCGCAGCGGGTCGCGCTGCGCGGGCAGGGTCGGGTCGATGCTCGAAAAGGCGCCGATTTTGTTGAGGATTTCGACATGACCCTTGTGACAGGCCCGCTTTTCGACTCGACTGTTGAGGTCTGCGACACTTTCGAACTTTTTGGACCCTCTTGCTTTGACGATCGCTTCCGAGGTTCGCGACGCGATGCCCTTGATGCGGTTGAAGGGGATGCAGAGCAGGGTGTCGGTGAGAATTTCGAACTCGCCCGAGGACATATTGATGTCGGGGAGCATGATCTCGACGCCGGCAGCCTGAGCATCCTTTAATATGGCGGGCAATTCTTCCGCCTTAAGCAAGCTTAGCGCTGCGGCGAAGAACTCGACCGGGAAGTTGGTCTTGAGCCACATCACCTCGTAGGAGATCAGCGTGTAGGTTACGGAATGGGCCTTATTGAAGCCATATCCCGCAAACCCTTCGATCTTGTCGAAGAGGTCACCGGCAAGAGTGGGTTCGAGCGCCGGCTTGATCGAAGTCTTGGAGACGATTTTAGGCATACCGAACAAGATCCTCGAATGGGAAGTTTGCAGCCAGAAGCCATGCTCGCTGATCGAGACACTGGTCTTTGCGCATAGCGACGTGGAGTAGGGTGTGATGTTTCGAGGAAAGCACCAGCAGATTGATCGGCCCGTTATTCTTTCGATCGAGGTCGACGTGGTGAACCTGTTCCTTCGTGAGCAGCTTTCGCTTCAGGAGCGCCTCTGCGACGCGACGGTGTTCATATTTGCGCTGTTTGCCGCCGCCCGACTGCTCGTAGCCGCCTGTGACGTGTCCGCCCTTCCATCGATTCGATTGTTCGCGAAACTTGCCGCGTTTGTTAGCGGCTTGAAGCGCACGAAGCTCGGAGCTACCCCGGCGCATCTTCTTTTCGTTGCGGTCTCGAATCGAGCCTGGAACTCGAATTCCCTTTCGCGCTTGAGGCCGAATACCTTCGCGACACAAAAACCCTCGATCGCGAAAAATGCCGTGTGCCTGAAGGTAGCGCCGTGTCTGAATGACGCTACATTTCATCTCCGCAGCGAGGACATCGATGATCGCGGCGTCGTCTATGTAGCGCCCGCGCGCCCACATCGGGTCGATATGGCCCATCAGCTCGCCACGAGCCATTTTAGCCTGCTGATCGAGTTTGATGGCGTTCGCTTTAGAGTTGCCGCGCGCTGTATCTGACATACTGTAGTTTACTGCTTAACTACAGGAAAACAAAGAGAAAAATCGCTTTTCTCTATTTCTTCCAAGCTGTGAAATCCACCTTCCTCGACCTGGTATTTTTCGTTGGATCGAAGGTCTACGGTCGAGCCATTGTCTAGCTTCACCGAGAAGATTTCAGCCTCACAGCCCGAAATAAATTTCCCCTTCTCCTTCGCCATTTCGAGCGGGAGCTTTTTACCCATGATCTTGCGGAGCTTGTCAGCATCCGGCCCTGAGTAGCCCGCAAGCGCTCTGGACGCCTGCATCACTTCTTCCTGGTATACGAAAACGCCGTATGTATCTTTCAGAATTGGTTCGAGCAGCGGGTGATCATACTCAATGGCTTCGACGCCCTGCTTTCTTTTGAAAAAGCTATCCATCATGCCCGACTCCATCGGACCCGGTCGATACAGCGCGGTCGCAGCCGTAATATCGTCGAAGGTGATGACGCCGTCCTTGCCGAGTTCCTTCAGTAGCCGGCGCATGCCGCCCGAGGCGAACTGGAAGACGCCCGTCGTCTTGCCGGCAGCGAACTGCGCCAGCACCTTTTCGTCGTCGAGCGGAATGCGAAGCAGGTTGACGTGCTTGGCGTGTCGCTTCTTGATGTATTTGAGAGTCAAATCAATGAGATCCAGGGTCGATAGGCCCAAAATGTCGACCTTGACCAGGCCCTGATCCTCGACGATGCGCTTGTCCCAATTGAGGGTGTCGCCGTCCTTTCGCCGCTCGATAACGCCGCGCTCGGTCAGATCCACTCCGCCGACGACGATACCGGCGGCGTGCCGCCCGTAGTTCGTCATGGTGTCTTCGAGCCGCACCATCACGTCCCAGGGGCCGGGTGCGCCCGGCGTGCCCTTCCATTTGTCGCGGAAGGCGCCGATCTCCGACACCATGTCGGCCGCCTTGGGCAGCGGGATGTTGGCGCCGTGCGCTTTCGGGGTGAATTTCGAGCAGCGGTAGTCGTCCTCGCTCAGACCGAGGGCCTTGCCGACGTTGCGAATCGATGAGGCGGCTGCGAGGGTCGAGAAGTTGGAGATGCCGGCGACGCGCGCCTGACCATACTTCCCGATCAGGTATTCGATTATTTCGTGGCGTCGCTCGGACATGAAGTCGAGGTCGGCGTCGGGAAGATCGATTCGGTCGGGGTTGATGAACCGCTCAAAAAGTAGGCCAAAACGAATGGGATCACAATCAGTGATGCCAGTAAGGTAAGCAACAAGGGAACCTCCCACGGAGCCACGGCCAGGGCCGACAAGGATGCCATTTGTTTTCGCATAGTCGACGATGTCCTTGACCAGGAGAAAGTAGCCGGAGAAGCCCAGCTTCTTGAGAACGCTCAATTCGTAGACTAGCCGCGGGGCATAAACGTCCCGCAGTTCGTCCGTCGTCGGCTTGTGCCCGAATGTCGTCTGACCCATTCGCGCGCCCCAGCCCTTCTTACAGGCGATCTTGAGGGCCTCGTATTCGTCGGGCGCCATGACGGGCAGCGCGATCGGGGCTTTCGACCAGGACCAGGTGATCCGGGCGACGAAACCATCGGTGTTTTCGAGCGCGATCTTCCATTGCCCAGTGCTGACGGTCATGTATCGCCCAGGCAAACGTTTGGCCGAGGCAACCAGCTCCCCGAGAAACTCTTTCTGACCCATCGGATGCAGGTTGCGCATCTCAGGCGCCTGGATCCACAGATCGCTCATGCGGATATTGCGCGAGACGGCGTTCTTGATGTCAGCGGCGTCCGCGCCGCCCTGCTCGTAGAGCACGGGACGGGTCGCGAGCGTGGGCAAACCCTGGTCGCCGGCGATCTTGAGCGCTTCGGCGTTCATGCGGTCGAAATAGGGTGTGTCGATCGGCGTCAGCGTCATAAAGACGCTTTCCTTACCGATCAGCGCCACGATGTTCTTGAACACGATGCCAGCTTGCGGATGGGCAACCAGGCTGTTGGTGTCGCCCGAGGCGATCGCGACGTCATCGCCGGTCAGATCACCGAGCGTGTCGAGAAAATCCTGAATGCCGAGCTTCGCCGTGTAGTAGAAATGCGCCTCATCGTTGGCGAGCGACAGCAGCTTGAACAGCGCCACCAGGCCCTTTTCCGAGCGCACGTAATAGGTCACGAACCATTCGCCGGGCAGCTTCGACTTTTCGCCCTTCGGCTTGCGCCAATTGTGATCGTCCACCAGGCGCAGCCGGCAGCCGACGATCGGTTTGATCTCGGCCTTCTTAGCCCGATTGGTGAAGTCGATCAGCCCGGTGACGGACATGGTGTCGGTTAAACCGACAGCAGTGGCGCCGGCGAGCTTCGCCTGGTCGATCAGCTCCTCGACCGTGAGAATGCTTTCGCCGATCGAGAAGGTGGAGCGCGCTGCGAGAACGGTATGCATTACTGTTTCACCTGATAGCAAATAGGAGCTTTCTCCAGCTTGTCGACGATCTGACCGATGTAGTAGAGACTGATAATCATGCCGACGAATGTTATAGTTTTCATGTGAACCTCACTGCTGAATAGGTGCCGGTGACCGCGCCTGCGATTGCAGGCAACAGCATCCAGGGATTTGTCGTGTAGCTGATGGCAGCGAAGCCACTGAGCCCGATGATGACGCCGGCATAGCCGGACGCTTGCCAGGGCCATCGAGCGGTGATCGCCTGAGTGTAGCGCGCCCACACAAAATCGAGCGTGAACAGCGCCGCGAATACCGTGATGCCCTCGATGATCACTGAAAATTCCTCAGTCGCAGCGATCCGTCGACCTCGTTGGCCGCGCCGACAGCCTTGAGATACTGCACCGCCTGAATGACGTGGGCGTCGGCCGTGCCCTTGCTCCAGTTCAGCTTGGACATGAAGCAGGTGCAGAGCAGATCGCGGCTGATCCCCATCGGCAGTTTGAGCAGCAGATGACAGGTCACGCGCAGAAACGAGGGCCGGGTAGTGAACGGGTTCAGGCCCTGCGCCAGCGCTTCGGTGACCTTGATGCCGGCGGCGTCGATGCGCGTCATCAATTCTGCCACCTTCTTGGGCAGGTTGAGCGCGAGCGCCGTGGGACTGACGGTTGGGTTTTTCACCAGGCGCTTCGGTGGCGCCACCTTGACGACGATACCCATCTCGGCGCGAATACGTTCGAGCTGCAGGGCCGCCTTGGGGCCGCAGGTCGCGCCGAACGGGCAGGTCGAGCACTCGTTGCTTTCCGCCTTGAACAGCGTTCCCATGCCGTAGCAGCCGGGCGCTCCAGAGATTTCAAGCATCAGCCATTTGCTCCAGATTCATGATCAGCCGGACTTCGCCCATGATGGCCGCCCGTTGTTTTGCGTTTGCGCCCATGACGTCGAAAATCAGCGACATCGAGAGCTTTTTGAGGAAGAAGCCGGCTGCGAGCCCGCGCTCGGCGGCGAATTGCTTCTTCGCCTGCTGTGCTTCGAGGATCGCCATGATCTGCGGGGGCGGGCTCTCGAGGATTTCCATGAACTTGCGGGCGTCGGCCGACAGGCATTCGAGGTTCTGCTCGCGCGCGTCCTTGCGCTCCAGGATTTCGAAGGCGCTGTCGCTCTGATCCGGCGTGACACCGTGGGCATCGCTCTCGAACTCGCCGGTCAGCGGCGCATCCAGGTCGAGGTGACCCCAGCCGTGCTCAAGAATTTCCTTGTCCGCCCAGCGATTGATGTGGTTGCGGACGCCATTGGCGAGATAGGCTCCGAACGGCACCTGCTTGATCGTGCCGTCATCCAGTGTAATCTCGGGCTTCCATTTGTCGCGCGCGATGCACCAGGCGATGCAGCACTCCTGAAAAATGTCCTGTAACTGGGTCGACTGGCCGCCGCAGCTAAAGACGCGCCGGTGAACCCGATGCGCCCAGTGCATCAGAAGACCCTTGTGGTCCTCGAACTCGATTATGTAATTCGAGTTCATCCGAAGATCCGCTGTGCGAAGGCCTTGACGACCTCGCGATCGACAGTGGACAGACGATTTGCGAACGCCATCATCAGGCCGCCGCTCCAGTCGCTACCGCGCACCATGCCCAGCCTGCCGGCGTTGATCAGTTCGCGCGGCGAGACCGTGCTGGAGATCAGTCGGCCGACGAACGCCTTGCGAACCTCGGTTGCGAACGAAACCAGCTTCTTGGCGTCGTCCAGGCGAATGTTCGCCTGGCCCGCGACGATCGCGGCCTCGACCTTCGCTTCGGGATAATCGACCTGCTCGGTGATGCCAAAGCGCGAGAAGTTCGCGGCGTTCATGATCTGGGTGCCCTGATAGAGCCCCGTGTCGTCGCCGCCGCCGTTGGTGTTGCCGGTGCCGACGAAGCGAAAGTTCGGATGCGGCTTGATCACGCGCCATTCGAGCGGCGCTTCCTTGATGATCAGGCTCTTGCCTTCGAGCACCGGCTGGTAGACGGCGGTGACGTGGGGCAGGGCGAAATCGTATTCGTCGGCGCAGTAGACCGCGCCCATCAGCATCGCCATCGGCAGCGGGCCGAGCGCAAAGCGCGTCACAGCGGCGCCGGCGGCGTTGCTCTCGACGACCATCTGACCGAGAATGTGGCTCTCTTCGGTGTTGACCGTGTGCTGAACGCGCATGAACGCGCGACCGGTGCGGCACGCCGCCTGCTCGGGCAGGGTCGACTTGCCCGAACCATGCAGGCCCCAGAGATAGACGGGGATGTTGAGTTCGAAGCCCAGGATGACGGACTTTGTCAGCTCGATCGGGAACACGTATTTCGCGTCCAGCTCGGGCAGATAGACCCTCTCCTCGGCCGTGAAGTTGCTCGGCTCGAAGTAGCGCAGCATGATCTGTTCGCCACGCGGGTTCTTGAGCTTGTCGGCCGGCATGCCGAACAGTTCAGCCATCGACTTGCGGGGAACGGAGGCGACTGCGACTTCCGCAGCCTTCTCGGCGCGGCTCAGACGCACAGCGTCCATTGCGGTCTGCGACAGCAGCGGTTCACCAGGGAACTCGGCGCTGTAGCGCGCGACGGTCCAGACGCCAGCGTGGTTCTTGCTGATGTGGTTTTTGATCGAGTGGCACAGCGCGTTATCGATCTTGCAGATGATCCGCGTGTCGGATGTCGTATCGGCCGTCGTCATTAAAATTCCCCTGTGTCTCTGTGTGCAAGATCAACTTGCACGAAATTATCGTGGAAAACAAGTCAATAGTGACTTACTTTTCGAGGGACAATCGAAGGGCTTCATCCAAATTGGATCGAACCTCATCGATATCGGCCGCCTCCTCGAACACCTTGCTCGTGTTGTCGGTGAGCCATTCGCCGAGCACCTCGACCGCTTTCTGGACTGCGATTTGCAGCGGCGTCAGCACGGGCTCAGGACGGTGAACCAGCGTCAGCTCGCGCAGGTCGATCCAGCGGGGATCCCACTCGTGGTCATTCTTGTGAAGGAGCGCGCGCTGAAAATCCCGTGTCTCCTCGATCTCCGAGATGATCGCGGTCTCGGTCAGGGTATTCGGCGGCTTGCCACCGATCGTCCATTTGTAGGAGACGGTGTCGCGGGGCTGGAACATTCCCCGTGGGACTGGCGGAGCGGGATCCGGTTGGGCATAGGCGCAGTCCGCACACGAATATGCACGTTTGGCGCCGATGAAGTATTTGCCGCAGCCACCGCCGCACTTATTGATGTAGCCGCCTGGCGCCCAGCCGTGCCGATGTGGTCGCGGATCTTCGCGCTTGCAGTCCTCAAGTCCGATCGGCTTCTTCATTGTGTCCTCACGCCGCTGTCAGAATGGTCTTGAGTTCGCGCATCACGGCGCCAGGCAGTTCTTCCAGGGTCCGCAGCACAGCGAACTTCGGATAGAAGCGCCGAACGCTGTCATCCATGATGCCGATGCCGACCAGGTCGATCCGCATCTTCTTCGCGTCCAGAACCGCGCGATGCAGATCAGCCTCGATCTCGTGCGGGAAGCTGCTCTCGCAGGCGGGACTGCCGTCCGACAACACGATCATCACCTTGCGAACTTCGCGACGCATCGCGAGCCGACTACCCGCGATCCGGACGCATTCGCCGTCGATGTTCTGGTGCAGGCGCAGATGACCGGCGCTGGGCATCGCAAAGCGACGCTTGACCTCGGGTGTCAGCCGTTCGTCGAAGGTCTTGTAGATCGGGACGTAGAGCGGCTCGACCCGCGTGAAATCCTTGCCGATGCGCGCAGCTTCCGCGGCGACTTCGACATGATCAGGAGCGGGATCGGTAGCGCCATATCTGCCGTAGGGCAGGGTAGTAAAGCCCAGAACCTCGTGCTTGATGCCGACCCGCTCCAGGGTCTGCGACAGCGCGAAGCCCGCTTTCATGGCGACGGCGATAGGGGTATCTGTTGCGCCGCGTCCGCCGTGTCTCATTGACCCGGAATTATCGATCAGCAGGGTGACGGCCGTCTCCTTCGACTTGTGCTCCTGCTTGCGGCGGAACACCCGATCGTCGTTGATGGTCAGGCGGTGAAGGGATCCAGCGTGTAGCCGGCCCGATCGAAACCCAGGCACCTTGATGACCTGGCTGCGCGATGCCATCATGCGCTCGATGTCCTTTTGCATCGGCGCGACCATGTGATTGGTGTCGTCTTCCATGCGCTTGACGACGCTGGCGGACAACATCGAGGTATCCTTGACGATCTCGACCTTGTCGAACTCGCGGGTGTAGACCCGGTAATCCGAATCGAGGGCGTCGGCCGTTGCGATCTCGGTCAGGACTTCGGCGATCGCGTCGCCCAGATCCGTATCCGAGAGGTCTATTTCCGCTTCACTGAACGGCGTGCATTTGCGGCCGGCTGCAGTTTCGTCGCTTTCACCCGGCTCATCGTCGTCGGCACCATCCGAACCGTCACCAGGCTCGTCGTCCGAATCACCATCGCCTTCAGCATCATCGGCCCCATCGTCAGCGTCCGAGCCGCCTTCATCGGCTTCCGCGTCGCCGTCAGGCGCGTCACCCGCATCCTCGTCAGGCCCGCCATCGCCGTCGCCGGCTTCATCATCACCGGTCGACTCGGGCTTCGTGCCCTCGGCGTCATCCTCGCCATCGCCTTCATCTCCAGCAGGTTCATGGTCGCCGTCATCGGCTGGATCTTCCGCTTCGGCGGGTTCGTCGCCCTCGGCGTCGTCAGGATCTTTCGACCCCTCTTTGGGCTTTTCCTTTGTCGGTTCATCATCTTCACCTTCAGGCTTGGTCTCGTCTTTTTCACCGCCGGAACCTTTGTCCTCGTCGTCCTCGGGCTTCTCCGGGTTCGAACCTTCGCCGTCCTGCTTTTCATCGGACTTCTCATCCGATTTGCTATCGTCGCCAGGCTCGTCGCTCGGCTTGCCTGCCGGCGGCGGAGGGGGCGGGGGAGGCGGCGCCGGATGCAGGATCTTGTAATACTCCTCGGCGATCGTCAGTGTGTCGGCGGTGCTCTTGAGCCGCGGCATGCGCTCGATGTCGGCGGCCGACATCGCTTTAGCGAAGGCTGCGACCAGCGGGTGCGCCCACAGATTGTTATCGTTCATGAAGCGCTGGAAGATCGGCTGACCAGACCAGGCGCGCGTCATCGGCACCATGATCGCGCTAAACGATTCCTCGTCGGTCCTGGCCTTCTCGATCGCGGGCAGAGCGACCCGTGCCAGAAACATTTCGTGCAGTTTTTCGAGGTTGTAGGCCGAACCCTTGAACTGGTTCGACATCATCCGCTCCTCGTAGGGATCCTCGACGATATTGTGGAGCTGATGCAGCTCGGCGATCGCGACCTTGTCGCTCTGCTTTGAGACCTTCGCCAGCTTTAGCGCGGTCGACTCCTTGAGCCGGCCCATCTCGGGGCTCATGTCGGTATGGAGAATGTGACCGACTTCGTGATCGATGAAGCCCTGGATCGCCATCAGGAAGACGTCGTCAGCATCGTCCGGGATATGCGGAATGTTGACGCGATTGACCTTGCCCGTTCGCGGGTCGTGGGCGACGTAGGCCTGCGCGCCAATCTGGGTGACGCGAAGGCCTTTGCCGGCAATCATCGGGGTGAGCTTTACGATAACCTCGCGAAGCAGCGCGACCTTCGGGTTGATTGTCCCGACTGTCGGCTTGGCTACTGCTTCGGCCGATCTAAAGCTTGATCTCGATCTCGGTCGTCTCATTATTCCCCGCCTTTAAGTCACGATTGACTGTAGTCAGAAACTACAGCGAAGCGATATGGGAAACAACTGGGAGCAGCGCGGGAAGTAGTGCCCAGCCGCCCATCGCGGGCAGCAGCACATGGATAGGCCCATAGGCGGGGTGTCGGCCGCTGACGATCTTGATCGAGGGGGTTTCGTGAACGGCGCTGTCTTGCAGGTCGAGCGCGATGGTGATGGCTTCTTCGTGACTTACATTAAGAATGGAGGAAAGCATATTCGGAGATCCGTTCTGCCGCCGCACGGGGCATGCCATGAATAAGTAAACGTTGACTGTAGGCTTAGGGCACGAAAAAGGCGCACACGCAATAGCGCAAGCGCCTTTTTCGCTAGTGGACGAGCGCGGACAGCGCCTTGTGGGTGCCGACCGGCGGCGCCGGATCGCTATCTTTGGTGACCTTGCGCCAAATATCGATCAGGGCCGATTCGTTTTTGGTGATGATATTGCCGAAGATCTCCTGAACCGCCTGAAGTTCCTCGGGCCAATGCTGCACCATGACCAGGCGCATCAGCAGCGCCGGATCAACGCCGAGCGATCGCGCCAGTTGCGGCACTTTCGGGATCGGCACTTTCACTTCTTCGCGGCGGAACATGGAAACCATATTCGGCATCTTGTAACCCAGCTCTTCGGCAATGATCTTCTGGGTTCGCCCCATCGACGCCTGGATGTCGAGGTGCTTGGAAATAAATTCCGCAACGGTAATGCGGCTATGCGCGTCGGACCCTGCGGTCCTTGCGGTAGATTTTTTCATGTCTACGTCCTCGTGGTGGATACTCATCTAACTCAAAACCTTCTTCTGTTGTCCTTGTGTGTGCGTTGCTCAACTGAGCACGATAGAGATATAGCAGCGCATCAAAGGGACAGAAGTCAATTCTTACTTTGCTTATTTGGGAGTTTCGGGCTGGAGTCAAGCATCTTTTAACCAATTGTGTTTATTAGGTTCGAAATATCAAAGCCATATCAATGGCTTACAGGCAAAATATTCCATAATGAAGGTTATGCGAATCGGCTTTGCCGTTCAACCTTGACTGTCTGAACCAGGCTGTGACCTGGTTTCGCGGTCAGAATACCAGGCTACAGCCTAACCCCTATGCGACTCAACTCGAATCGGTCATGACTCGTGGCGCAACGAGTCGGAGCCCTCAATGGATACCGGAAATCACGACCGCGTCCGCAAGATGCGGCAGAACCGCAAGAAGGCGGGCTTCACCGAGACGAACGTGTGGATCCCGAGTGAAGTGCGTCAGGCGATCGACCAAAAGATAGTCGAAGGTGAGTTCCCGACCCGTCGCATGGCTATTATTCACGCTTTGGAAAAGGCTTACAAACCAACGAAAACAGAGGCTTAGACAAGCAAAAGCCCCGCTGAGTTTGCCGCTCAGCAGGGCTTTCGGGTCTTGGAAGGCGTAAGAGGGGCCTTGAAACACCCCCTCCTTATGCCCTCCCAGAATCAAAGTGTCAATAACGCCGCTTTGGCGATCGCCCGCGCTTGTCCAAATTTTGGGGAAGATCATGCGAACGGCTCTTTCGGGAGGCCGGCCGACGTCGGCTGCTGCCTTGGAGGCACGACAACACCAGCTCGACGCCGAGCGCCAGGTCACGCGCAAGGAACTGTCGATGGCTGGGCGCGACGCCATGCGCGGGCTCAATCTTCGCGCCAACGACCGCCTCCTCCTGGGCGAGCTGATCGGCTGCTGGGGTGAGCGCATGGTCAATGACCGGATCATGGTCCACCCCTCGAACGAATACCTGGTGGCCCGCACTGGTCTGTCCGAGCGCCAGGTCCGCTATGGGATGCGGCGCCTGGTCGAGGAGAAGCTGGTGATCCCGAAGGACTCCGCCAACGGCAAGCGCTTCGTGGTCAAGAACCGGGCCGGCTCGATCGTCGACGTCTACGGCTTCGACCTGACCCCGGTGTTTGCGCGCCGCGGCGAGTGGTTCACGCTGGTCGCTGCCCAGGAAGCGCAGCGCGAGGCCAGGGCGCGTCTGTTCGACGAGGTGACAATCTGCCGGCGTGCGATCGAGGAGGTCGTCAGCGCCCTCGCCCGCCTGAGCAACGAGCGCTTTCAGGTCGATCTCGATCTCGAGGAACTGGCCGCGCGCACGCCGCGCCGGAATCTGACCGTTCATGAAGGCGTGCTGGCGCTGCTCGTCGACGCCTGGCGATCGCTGCGCGAGGTTGCCGAGGAAACCTACTACCAGGCCGCCTCTGGCGGCAAACTGTGCCCTCACATTGAATCAAAGCCCCCTGGTCTATTAGATAAAACCTTGGAACAAGAAGCTTCCAACGAAGCTGGGGGCGTAGAAGAACCTTCTCCGATCGCGAGCAATGCGCCCGTCGAGCTGGTAGTCGAAGCATGTCCTTCTCTTTTGGAGTTTGTCGAGAGGCCGCGAACCGAGGTTGATCTGGTCGCCGCCGGGCGGTATTTGCGGTCATCGCTCGGGGCGTCGGGCGATGTCTGGGACGAAGCATGCAAGGCGCTGGGGCCGGTCAATGCCGCCGCGGCCGTCTGCCTGGTGTTCCAGCTCTACAACGACGACGTTTCCTCGGAGGAGCCCAAGATCCGTAATCCGGGCGGCTACCTTCGCGCCATGGTCCGGACGTTCAAGGACGGCCGGTCGAACGTGCGCCGCGAGTTGATGACGATGATCCGAAAACGGGAGCGACAATGAAGCCGTTAGGTTTTTACAACCCGCGAACGGCCGCGGTTGTTCGGAACACGGCAAAGCGAAACAAGATGCGCGACCGGCATTTCGACCGATTCGTCGGCCCACTGATCGAGCAGGCCTATGACGAAGGCGTGGTCTATTTTGGGCAACTGGCCGATTGGCTCAACAGTCGCCCTGTTCGCACCTGGAAAAACGAAGTCTGGACCAGGAGTCGGATCAAGGAAGCATTCCGGCGCCAGCGTATTCGTCTCGCGCTGAAGTATCCGGTCGGTTTACCCACCTGCCCTGTCTGCGGCAGGATCGATCGCGTCGGCTGCGAAACCCAGGCGACCTGGTGCTATCCTGATTTTCGGATCAAGGGAACGACCAAGCCTCGCGTGTATAAGGCCCGCCCGATGCCACCGCCTCGGCAGATGCTGATCGCGCAAGAGGAGGAATGGCGCCGGGTCGACGCGCTTAAAATCGGGATTTCAAGCCGCGGCCGAGTTCGTAGGCGACGGCTTTTGGAACCGAAGGTTGGGCTGGATGGGCATTTATACGTCGAAGTCGATGGCTTTCGGTATTTCGTCGCCTATCTCGTGACGACAATCTTTCATGGACCGCGGGTCGGAGCCGAGACCATTCACTTCATCGACGGCGATTATGGCAATGCTTGTGCCGCAAATCTCGGCTGGGGCAAAGCTCGGCGGAAACGGTTGGCGCTGCCGGCGCCGCGGCCTGTGAGCGATATTGACCAGACGCTGAAATTGGGTTCAAGCTAGGGTTGCGCCCTGAGAGAGCGCAACGAACAAAGGCGGCCCGTGTCTCCACCGCGTTGGCACGGGCCGCCTTTGATCAACCCTTGCGGGCCGCCCAGACGACTGAGGCGGTGCCGACCAGGATCAGGAAACTCATAACTCCGAACTCAATCATTGAAACCTCCTTGAGGACGGCTGACAATCAGCCGACAGTGAACTTGGTGACCTTGGAATCCTTGTCGACCCAGACATTCAGCCGATCGGGCTCGACGTCGATATTTCCCGAGATGCCGTTGCTGGGGTCCAGGACGTTGACTGAATGGTGCTGCGCGTGGGCCGCAAGCTCGATCGCGTCCTCGACGAAGCGCAATTCTTTGCCCTTGAAGGCGGCGAAGGGTGCGAGGTTCATTGTGCGACCTGACGTTAGAGAATTGGTTGCAGGGGCGGGATTTGAACCCGCGGTGGTCGGTTATGAGCCGAGTGCCTTACCGGACTTGGCGACCCTGCTAAAAGTTTGAGCCCCTTCCCGCAGGAGAGGGACACCCGGAGCCGTAGCTCCGGGTCTTTGGTTACGAAATCGCGCCCGTGCTCACCAAGGCAACCCAGGTGCTGCCGAGATACTTGAGTTTGGCGAACTTGCCGACCGTGTCGAGCGTCAGCTTGGTTCCGCCAACGAACGCGCCATTGATCTGCGCGTTGGAGCCGGCGCCCTTGGACGCAAGGTAGAAAGTCGTCTCCTGGCCTTCCCCGCCGATCGGCAGGTCGAACTCGGTGACGGTGGTGCCGGCGACGGTCGACAGCGCCTTGGTCTCGGCGTCGAGATCGAGCTTGTCGGCGTCCGTGCCGCCCGTGAGGGTCGCAGCCGAAACGGTCGCGTTGGCTGAAACTTCAGCCAGCGTGAAGAGGTTGCCATCGGCGCCGTAGTTAACGGCGAGGACATGAAGCTTGGTGCCACCCACGTTCGAGTAGGTCGCGTAGCCCAGCACCTTCGGCACGATCACCGCGGGAACAGCGGACAGACCGGCAGCAATCGCCGCATTCTCGACAACGAGAGCCGCCGCGATCGAGGCGACCAGCGCGTCGATGGACAGGGTCAGCGAAACGCCGATGTTGAATTCGTTGGCGACGGCGCCGGCAGCGCGGGCGGTGAAGGTGTGGCCCTTCAGAACGAAGGTCTCGCCTGCAGCGGGCTGTGCCGTGAAGGTGATGTCGCCGAGCGCCTGGCGCTTGCCGCCCAGCGGGGCGGACTGGACCTGGCCGGCAGCCAGCTCGCGGGTCTTCGACGGGTAGAGGAAGTTAATCTTGTTCATCGTATCGGCCTCCCAAAGGGCTATTCGAGTTCAGTCAACATTGACTATAGCAGGAAACCCCTGGAGAAAAAAGGGGCGACGCCGAAATTTTGGACGCCGCCCCTGCACACAACAGAGGAATTGGGCTAGGCCCAAGTCAATTTTGACTTACTTTTGACCGCAAAGCAAGGTGTCATTCACCTGAAGCGGGAAACCGACCTTGGGAATCTGAGCCTCGGCCTTCCTGGCGCGGGCCAGGAGTTCGTTATTGTGGACCAGGAGTTCCAGGTTGCGGATCTCCAGCTCGATGACGCGCTTCTCGAACATCTCCTGAGCGATACCCTTGCGGATCAGGCGGTCGGCTTCCTCGATGCCTCCTTGAAAGGGTGCCATCAGTCCACTCTCCCCGTCGGACCCTGGAAGTCGATCGCGACCGGGAAGCGCAGCATGCCGTCCGGCGTCTCGCCGAAGTATCGGATCGTCGCCGACTTGCAGAGATCGGCGCGCGCGAGCAGGTTCTTGGCGAAGTCCTGGGTGCCGCGCATGCCGGCGCCGCACTCCTGGCCGTTTGGCAGCTTAATGACGATGCGCTTGGCGTAGCCGGCCCAGTTGCCGAGACCTTCCTCGATGCGAATGACCGGGAACTCAGCCGTCGTGAACTCCTTGCGCTTGAGCAGCGACTTGGAGCGGGTGTCGAACTCGTAGGGCAGATTGAGGCGCACCATCTGGCCTTCGTAGCCGGCCTCGGTGTATTCGCCGTTCAGCTCGTCGAGCCGCGCCTGGTTGCCGACTTCGTGGGTCGGCACCATGACGATGTGGGGCGACTTGATTTCGTCGAACAGATCCATCAGAGCGAAGGTCCGCTTAATGAACGGCAGCTCGCCGCGACTCGGCAGATCGTAAACGTGATACTGGATCAGCTTCGCGGCCTCAGCCCGCTGTTCCTCGGTCGGCTTCTGCTTGCGCACCACCGAAACGATCTTGTTGAAGTCTTCCTTCAGATCGTGATTGTAGAACTCGCCATCGAGCATCGTGTCGGGATACAGGGCGAACATCGGCGCCAGAGCGGCGAGAATGTGGTCGCAATTGTAATGCGGCTGAAGTTCGCGGCTGAATGCACCGAACCGGGTGATGATCGCACGAATGCCATCGAGCTTCGGCTGCGAAGCGACCGGGAACGTGACCGGCTTCTTGAGCTTGTCGTAGGAGGCGGCGAGCATCGGGCCGACCGGGACGCTGTCCAACTCGGCGATCGTGATGCGGTATTCGCGCTTGAGCTTCTTGCCTTCGTCGGCAATTGCCTCGGCGTGCGCCTGTTCCTGGGCGGTCGTTTCGTTCGCCCTGCCCTCGTTCTTGGGCAGACACTTGGTCCAGCCGGTGGTGACGAGATTGCCACCCATGATGCCGGCGATGGTGCGGTAACTTTCGTCCCCGACCTCGTATTGCCAGGTCCGGGTCTTGCCGGAGGTGTCGCGCTTGTAGATCGGGCTCGAAATCATAGGCTAGTCTCCGTGTTGATGGCCGCGGACATATCGCCCGTTGCCGCTGCTGTGATGATTGCGTCTGAAACGGCTGGCGCTGCGACGTCTTCCAGCTTCGGCGCCGCCGTGCGCTTGTAAGCCTTCGGCGAGGCCTTCGAGTGGGATCCGTCGCGCGCTTCGGCGTTGCAGCGATGCATCGCCTTTTTCTCGAGGTCGGAGGCGCCGGACTCGTCGATCTTGCGATCCTGGATCAGGGTCGGGCCGATCTGCGCGAGGATCTTCTGATCGAGCGCGCCCTTCTTGGGCTCCGTCGAATGATAGATGTCCTCGTTGAGCCGGATCATCCTGGTCAGGATTGCCGAGATCGGGCACTTCGAGGCGTTCAGTGCGACCTGACAGCCCTGGCGAACCGGCGGCCCCTCGCCTCGCGCCCACAGGTCGCGCAGCGTGAAGCACGAGGAGATCCTGACGTCGGCTCGAAACACCGGACAGGTGATCAGCATTTGGTTTTCGGGCGAGAGCGTTTTCGAGATCATTAGAACAGTCCCCAGTTTGGATTTTCGGAAATTCGCGCTTCGATCGGCTCCTCGATCGGCTTTGGCTCCTCGACCAGGCGACGCTTCGGGTCGACCCAGGCGCCGCGGCCGTCTTCGTCGGCCTGAAATCCGCCGGCGTCTGCCTGTGGTTTAACGCCTGTCGTGTCGATGCCCGGACAGATCCATTCGAGATCCTCGGGCCTCATCTTGAAGAAATACGGGCCGAGCGCCTTTCGAAGTGACTGTTCACTGCCGCAGACATCCGTCTTATCGATGAAGTGGTCGCTGTATTGCTTGCCGAGCTTGTCTCGCCATTTATCGGTGTAGGCGACGAGCGCGTCGTGCATGTCCTGGAAGCGGTCGACCTTGAAGCCGACACCCCAGGAACCTTTCTTGCCCCAGCGGTTAATGACGATCGATCGACCTTCATCGCCATGCGAGATCCGGACCAGGTGATATTCTTTGCCGCCCGACACTGAGTCGGCGCGACCTGATTCTTTCTTCACTGTGATCGGATAGATCGACATTCTCGTCCTCGAAGCGCTCGCTTGCGCTCTTGTGTGCAGTGTCGTTATAGCAGAACATCGAAGGGTTGACAGTCATAATTGACTATCCGACTATCTACCCAGAAAGGGATCGCGGAGGCGCCATTTGACATTCAGCATTTTGGTGTAGACCGTGGCTTCCCAGAACGCCTTGCGGACTACCTCGGGCAGCACCTCGTTGGGATCGCGCCCGGCAGGCAGTATGGCGATGCGGACCCGAAGGCCCACCTGGCGCAGCAGCTCGGCGGCGTCGAGGGCGGCAATCAGGGCTTTCCATTCGCCGTCCCACATGATCGTCACCTCCTCCAGGCCGGCGGCCTTGAGCTGGCGAAATTGACCGACCTGGTCGTTACCGTGGAGATCGCCGTAGCTGAGGTGCTTTCCGAAGGAGCCGAGCGGGACGACGTCCCGCAACTCGCTCTCCTCATCGAACGCCATCTTCATGGCGGCGACGTCAAAAATTCCTTCGGCCATACAGACGCGCCGCGCCCTTCCTACCGATTGACCATTGAGCAAATAGCGCCCGGTTCCCGGAAGTCCCGATGCGAAGAGGTATTTTTTATCTCCGGCAAGGCCTGTGGTGTCGCGACCCTGAAAGGTGACGAATTTGCCGTCGAGGTCGAACACCGGGATGATCACGCGCCCGTCGAATTTCTGGTAACCCTTTGTGCCGTCAGGGCGGGTGAAGTCGTGCTTGCCGTGGATGCAGTAGCGCAGGTGGAAGTATCTGGCGATCTCGCTGGTGAAGCCGCGCTTTTCGAGATAGACAAGGTTTTCGCCGGCAGGCGTCGGCAGCTCGAACGATTCGGGGAGCACAGCTTCCTGGTATTCGACCGCGACCGTGACTGTCCGCCGCGGGCGCCAGCCCTGCTCGCTCATACACTCCTTGACGTGCTTGTAGGTCTCGCGCCAGCCCGCGGTGTCGTCCATCGTGTGGCCGAGCGCCTGGTGAACGAAGCCGAGCTTTGAGAACTTCTCGCCGCAGCTACCCGCAAAGCAGTTGCCGGCGCCGCTCTCCTTGTTGAGATAGACCTTCCACTTCATGTTGCCGCAGACAGGGCATTCCTGGGCGTTGATCTGCTCGCCCGAGGATCCGTGCGTGACCTTGAAGGGCCGACTCTCGCGATCGAACCAGTATTCCAGGTCGAACTCTTCCGCGATCTCCTTGGAATCGGATGCAAAGCTCATGCTCCGAAGCCCGTTACGTGCGCCCAGAGCTTGCCGCGGTTGATATCGCTGATGTTCTGCGGCGTAACGCCCATGTCAGCCGCGATCGCGGCCTGGGGCTCGGAAGCCTTGAGGCGCCTGGCGATCTCCAAAACCTTAATCTTGTCCAGTTTCCGGCCGTGGGTGGAATGCGTCGGTGGCCTGATGTTCGCTGCGCTACGACCCGTGAGCCAACCCCAGATCGATCCAGAGTTTATGTGCGTCACGAGACCGCGTCGAAGTCCCATGTCTTCCGCGATCGTTCGATATTTCTCGTTAAGATCGAGGCGACGACAAACCTCTAACACCTGTTCCCGTGTTAGCTTTGCAGCCGCGGCGTCGATACCCTTTGCTCGATTGTTTCGAACGCGATCGTCAGCATTCTGTTTCGAATTGCCATAGTATAAGTTCGATAGATAGTTGTGCGACCGAATGTCGTCTTCATGGAGACCCCAGAGACCAAGCGGTCGCGGCCCCTTGAAAACATGCAGCACCAGAGCGTGAAGCAGCCATTGTCGACCGATGTTGATCTGAGTGTATCCGTCAGTTCGAACCGATCCGCCTAGGAAGGCGTTTCGCGTCTTGTTTCGAACCCGACCAAAATCCGAAACCTCGTAATTGGAGTTTTCTGGGTAATCGCGCCAGGTCTCGATCATCTTGTAAGGCCCACGATTGAGGAGATAAATTTCATCTTGGCCCTGCACTGCTTGATCGATAGCGTGATCTCCTTCTGGTTGCGTGATGCGATAAACTTGATCCGAGCCTCTTCCGAATCCTTCTCAGCTTCGGATGCAGCGCCAGCTACAACCAGATCGGCGATGCGGATCTTGTTGTAATCCTCGGCGACGTCGGTCGCGGCCGGCATCATGGACTTTGCGCCGGCGCGGTTGGTCTGTGTCGCGGTCAGGACTGCGGCGTTCTCTTCATAGGCGATACCGCGCAGGTCGATCCAGACGCTTTTCGAATCCTCGCGCGGCTGATCTGACGGCTTCTCGGCCTGCATCAGATCGGCGTAATCGACTTCGATCAGGTCGAAGATGATGCCTTCATTGCGATATTCCTGCAGAACGCGACGGAGCTGCGAGGGTTTGAGACTACCGCTGGCGAAGTCTCTGATCTTGAGATGGCCGTGCGGGCGAGCTGCCCAGGCCAAGACCTTCTTCTGGACCTCGATCGGCTTGTCGCGGATCAGATCCATCAGAGTGTCGGAGAAGTTCGCGTCGAGGCGCTCGGCGTAGATTTCGCGCGAGACTTCGCAGGAGGCGATGAAGACGTTGTAGCCGGCCATCGCCGCTGACTTGCCGAAGTCGCCCAGCGCCATCGACTTGCCGAACTTGGCGTCGGCCATGATCGCGCTTAGTTCCTTGCGACCCCAGCCCCGGTGATAGAGATGCTTGTCGAGATCGGGGAACCCGGTCGTGATGCCGTTCGGCTTGATGGTGCCGGCGGCCATCGCGATGCGCGTTGCCGTGCGGCTCTCGATCTCCTCGAAATAGTCGTAGTCGCCGCCATCCGCGGCCGCGCCGACGAGCTGCGCCGCGTCGACCAGCTTCTTGATGCCTGCGAAATCGCGCTTGGCGAGCAGATCGACCGAGGCAACGATCGCGTTCTCGTATGCCCGCTCCTGGGCGAACTCGGACACCTTGTCGATCACGAAGTCGCGATCGGTGATAGTCGCCGACAGAAGCTGGCTCATGCGAGCCTTGAGGCCCGGATAGGTCTTCATCTTCTTGGAGGCCATCGCCTCCTTGAGGATCAGCGCGACAGAGCCCTTGTCGGGCACCTTGCGATATTTGGCGTAATAGGCCGCAGCGACGGCGATCAGGGCGCCGTCGATCTCATTCTCGAAATACTCTGGCTTGATCAGCCCGTCCGTCCGCTGCGCAAACTTCTCGTCGCGCCAGATCATGTTGACGATCTTCCGTTGGAAGTTTTCGTCGAACTCGAATTTGGCGATCGGAAGTTCCGCTACCGGCGGTTCGGGGACCAAGGTGGCTGCGCTCGGCATCAGACCGCTGCGTAGGCGTCGATGGCGTGCTTGAAGTAAGTCACACTTGACTGTTGATGGTCGTCAATATTTTGAACCTTGACGGAAAACTGATCAGCCTCAATCAAGGTAACCTTGGTCCACTTTCCGAAGACCTTGAGCGAAAGTTTTCTGCCCTTCAGGGTGTTCAGTTCATCCTGGTGCGACCAGCGCTTGGGCTTCTTGTTGCGGGTCAGGCCGCTCGGCGCGAAGTCGTTTCGCAGGTCGCCAACGGCGTTGAGTGCTGCCTTGCGGGCCAGGCGTGCGCTGTCTGTCATGTTCTTCTCTCTGTTTGCGTGCGTTGCGTTAGTTATAGCGTGATTGATCAGGGTTGCGATCGGTGACAGCGAGCACGCGCTGAAACAGCTCGGCGTTGAGCCGGCCGCGGACCTTGATCTCGGGAAGCACCTTGTCGTCGAAGATCATCCGCGACAGCACCTCGGGGTGGTTGCCGCGGCGCTCCGCCTGCTCGAACAGCCATTCGTGATGGGCGTTCTGCGACTGCAGGATCTTGCCCTCGAAATCGCCGTCGTTCATCTGGGCCGTGATCGCCTCATAGGCGGTGTTCTGGTATTGCGGCAGCCGGCTGAAATACAGCTTGTGATTCTGGTATTCGTCCCAGTCGATCGCCGCCCGATCGGTCGCAATGTCGCCGTAGAGCTGCTGGGCGCGCGGCAGATGGCGCTGTTGCCAGTAGCGAAGCGTCCAGTGGAAGGCGCGATCGAGATAGACGTCGTAGGGCATGCCCATTGCGTCGGCGACCTGGCGCCCGCGCCACAGACCCGAAATCTGCTGCTTGCGGCGTGCGACGTCCTTTTTGGTCGCACCCTCGCGGATGTGGAACATATCCTCGTCGAGGACGATCCTGATGTTCGGACCCTTGATCGAGTCGATGTTGCGGGAGAACGCCGCCCGATAGCAGCGGACGAAGTGATGGGCGTAGAGATAGGTCGCCTGGACCGGGTTGAGGAAGCGGTAATCGAACCATTTGCCCGTGTAGAGGGCGGTCTCGACCTTGATCCAGTCGTTGTTGATGAACTGGAACATCAGGCGTGCTGCATCGTCCGCGCTGGTATCAAGGCCGTAGATCACTTCGTCGGTCATTACGCTCTCAGGTCGGGCGCTCAATCGCGCTTCGATCTGTATATAGCGAAACGAGCGACGCTTTACTTACCGTAATACGTCTCGGCGATCGCCTGACACATTGGATCTCGAACGATGTCAGCCACGGTGAAGTTGACCACCTCGACCATGCGTAGATGCGCCAGTCGTTTCGCCGCATCCTCGAGCCCGGACCTGCGGTTGATGTCGTTCTGTTCCACGTCGCCGTTGACGATGAATGTTGCGCCCTTGCCGATCCGGGTCAGGAACATTTTCATCTGCTCAATGGTCGAGTTCTGCATTTCGTCCGCGATCACCCACGCATTCTTCAGCGTGGAGCCACGCATAAAGGCCAGCGGGCGGGCCTCAATGATGCCGGCCTTGATCATGTATTCGACCTGCCCTGAACCCAGCCGCTCCTCCAGCGCCTCGCGCACGGGCCGGAAATAGGGCTCGTATTTCTCGTCCATGTCGCCCTTGAGGAAGCCCAGGCTCTCGCCGGCCTCCTTTGCGGGCCTGGTCACGATGATCTTCTCGATCTCGCCAGCGGCGAGCTTGTCAGCCGCTAGAGCTGCGGCATACCAAGTTTTTCCGGTTCCTGACGGCCCAATGCCGAAGACGACTCGGCTTGCGAGGATCGCGGCGCCATAACGGCGCTGAGTATCCGTAAGAGGAACGAGGGGCGCTCGGGCGGCACGAACAGGTTTTCGTCGAACTTCATCACGCACCAAAGCCAGAAAAGGCCCGTCATCTCGGACCTTACTTGCCCTTCGGCTTTTTCGGGCTTCGCTCTTGGGCTGACGCGGCATTTTTGGCTCCGGTAGTGGTCACTTAATAAGTCCTGGACATGACGTGGACCGGCTTGCGCAGCACGGAGAGCATTCTCTTCCGCCGCGACTGATTTGGTGAGGTGGCGAGCAGAGTATTCAGGTTGCCGTCGAAGATGTGATCGACGAAGCCCCATCGCTTGGCCTCGTCGGCCGACAGCCACACGTCGCTCTTTCGATCCATATGACCGCGGAGAATGTTGAAAATATCCTCGTCCGTTTTCAGCTTGTATTGACCGCGCTCTTTGAGACGGGCCACATAGAGCCGCATCATGACTTCGGACGATTTGCGCAGTTCATCCGAATCCGTCAGCACTTCTTTGGTCGTTCCAAATATCGAGGCCGAGCCATCGTGAATCATGTATCTGGCTGGAGGTCGCATTGCGAAACGATCCGCCGCCAGCGGAATGATCGAGGTCATCGACCTTGCCCAGCGCGTCGCCAGCACCGTCACCGGGTTCGGACAGGTCAGGATGGCGCCGAACATTTGCATTCCGGCTTCCCAATCGCCGCCGCAGCTCGCCAGATGCACGAGGATGGGCCGATGAGGATCGATGCCGCTGAGAATTGACAGGTTCATTTCGAATCTGTCGGCCATCAGGTATTCAACGCCTGGCTCGCTATGATCTTCATCCGCTGCGTGAAGCGGGTCGCCGCCAACGTAGACGGTAAAGGAGTGCCGATTGATGCGATACAGGTGAACATCTTCGAGAACGAAGTCGCCAAGTAGCGACTTATTAGCGCTCCCAAGACTGGCGTAGGCTTTCTTTCTCGGCACAGCAGCTCCTGATCTGCCACAGAGTATAGTCAACGATGACTGTTGAGACCAGTCAGAAATTTATTTATTTCGCGACCTCCCTGAGACCTATCTTGTCGCAGTTCCTCCCCGTTAACCTCGAATCAGGGTTGATAGCGGGCGCAACGTCGAGTAGCGTGGGGCATGAAAAACACAGACAGAAGTGAAGCGCAGTGGCTGGCTGCACTAATTATCGTCAGCCTGATATTTTACGCGCTTACCGGCGGGATGAGGTAGTTAACAAATCCATTTTGTGGTCGAGTTTTTTCCAATGAAACGGTTTTATTTGATAGACGCCTTGCGGGCATCCATGATTTTTATTGTCCTGGCCCACGCCAAAGATGGTCATCACATCGACGACCTGATCGCGGTGTCGCCATCGTTCGTTGTTTTTATCTTCAATCACGGCGTTTGGGCTGTTGGCTTGTTCTTCGTCATTAGCGGGTTCGTTGTCACTCACAATCTGACTGGCTTACCTATCACCGGCTCGTTGAGCTTGCGGTTCCTGGCAAGACGGTCACTGCGCCTCGATCCCACATATTGGTTCGCGATTGCGCTTTCTATTTCCGTCGCGTTCCTGTCCACTAAATTCGTTGTCGGCAAAGAGCTTCCGCACTATCTGATCCCGCAGCTCGTCTCGCATGTGTTCTATCTGCAGGGCATCCTTGGCTACGATCACATCGATCCCGCCTACTGGACTCTTTGTTTCGAGTTCCAGTTCTATATTTCCTTCGTCCTCATACTCTGGCTCGGCGGCGGCGATCCGCTGGCAAAGGATGCGCGCGGCACCCGTTGGGCGCTCGTCTCGATCGCCCTCGGAAGCGTGATCTGGCCTCTCTTTGGGGCGCCATGCCCGCAGGGCGTTTTTCTTGAAGTCGCTTATATGTTTTTCTTTGGCGTATTCGCCTATTGGGCTTTCCGCTCCAGTGCATTGCGGCCGTGGTTTTTGGGCTACAGCGTGCTGCTCGCCGTCGCATTCGCTTTCGTGGGCAATGATCTTGCCTGCTTTTGCGCGCTGGCCGCTCTGGCTCTCTCGATGGTCGCGTGGGCAGATCGACTCAATCTGGGCAACTGGAAGTTCCTGCAATTTCTCGGCCTGATTTCCTATTCCGTCTATTTGGTACACAACCCGATCAGCGCCGTCGTCTTTCGAATCGGCACCAAGCTGATGCCAAATCAAACTCCCGCCGTGCAAGCCCTTTGGCTGGCAATCGACGTGACGGCATGCGTCGGTTTTGCCTACCTCGTGTGGCGTTTTGTGGAGGGACCAAGCACCGATCTGGCACGCCGGGTTAAATTAACGCCATGATATGAGATAGCGTAGTGACAGAAACTATCGCCCTGTTACTTCTTATTCTTCTGTGCGTGTGCATCATTGTCGCTAAAACACGCCAGAGATAGCCCCTGATCCCCGGTATCCGATATAGAACGTATTGTAGGTGTTGATGTCGCCGCAAACCGTCGTGACGATATCAGAACGCCCCAACGGGAATGTGCCGAGCAAAGTCCATGTTGGCGTTGCCTGCTCGAAATCATCCGAGCGATAGACGCCGTAAACGCCACTCAGCCAACCAACAATGAATACTGTGGGATGACCGCCGCCACCGGGCTTGGCCTTGCCGAACCCGAAATGCTTGACTTCGGTGACGTTTGAAATCGCGGCCCATGTCACACCGGAATCCGTCGATCGCGTAAACGCGCCGAAGATGCTGCCGCCGGAATCTCCGGACGTATACACCAGACGGCCAGTGTAAGATGCTCCTGGAACCGCTTCAAGCTGAGCATTGAAGCCATCAGCACCCGCCGTAGATGCACCCGCCATATGACCCGTGAAGACCTTCGTGAAGTTAACACCGCCATCTGTTGACTTGTAAACTCCGGGATTCGTACCGGAATTGTAGGCGTAAAATACTCCGGCATAGTCGCAAGTGATGATCTGGCGGTGCAACGCATTGTTGCCGTCCTGCCAGCCATCAGTAACGCCCGTGACGGTCGAACTCGCCCATGTCGTGCCGCCGTCCAGCGTATAACGTGGCGTCTGCGGAGAACTGCCGTGGATGACGACGAAATTCTGATTGGTCGCCGCCGCGATGCCGCCGCCGTAACTGCTACCGAACAGGATCGGATCGCCACTGTTGATAATGCTGGTCGCATTCGCGGACATCACCACTGTGGTAGCGGTCCAACTGACGACGCCGGTACCGCTCGGTATCTGCGTAAACGGTGCGGTCTGATCAGCCAGACCCATCCCGACAAAGATATCGGCAGGCACGGTGCCGGAGGTGAAATGCAGCGTGTTGTTGCCGGAGGCCGTGCTGGCATTGGTGTTGACGTTGCTAAGAACGACAGGCTGCTTTGCGAACAATACCCAATTTTGGCCACCGTCAGTCGATTTGCCTCCGGCCGCTGCACCGCCATTGTCGGTGGCGTGAACGACGATGCACGTCGGATCTGACTTGGCATAGTCGCAGCCCCATCCGTGCATGATGGACTGGGTGTAGTTGATGCCGTGGTTGGCTGGATAAGCTGTCAGGCTCGGCAAACGAAAGACAGGACGATCCCAACACGATGTTATCGGAACGCCGCTTGGTGGGGAGATGATCTTGTTGACGACAAGCTGTTCGATGCCTTTCGACATTGAATTCCACGTCGTTGTCGCCCCCGGACTATCCGTGTACCAAGCGCCGATGCCTTCGGCAAAGATGATCCGCCCCGTCGAAGTCGTAACCATGTTGCCATTGGTCATGCTGTTTTCGAGCGTTTGCGAAAACCATCCGGGCTCTCCCCCTCCTGCCACGCGAATAGGAGGGATGTTCGGATCGGTCCAACTCGATCCCGCATTCGTTGATGTAATAATGTCGCCACCGTCCATCGCCGCCCAAATGTTATTTGCAGTGCTTGGGGAAGCAACGATGCTGTAGACCCTGTTAGTATACGACCCTAGATTCTTGTTGGTCCAAGTCCCTCCGGAATAGAGATACGTGACGTGCGTGCCGCTATCCGTGAGCGCCCACAACCGACTGTACTTATCGTGATACAGCCTGCGAAAATTCTTCAAGGTCGGCGGCGTTCCCGAAGAAATAGCTGAGAAAGTTCCCGCGACTCCGGTTGTCGATTGATAGACGCCGACTCCAGCGCTCGCAATTGAAACCGTGTTGCCGTTCGTCGGATCGAACGTGACCAACATTCCCGGCCCGTTGGTGGTCGGGTTGGTAATCCCTGAAATCGCGGTCCAGTTAGACCCTCCGTCCGTGGTGTAGAAGGCCCCATTCGATTGCGTCGTTGCGACGACGGTGTTCGGGTCGGTCGGATGGATAGCCATCCGCGAGCCAAAGCGACGAGAATTGAAATAGTTGCTGTCGCCAAACACCCGCTGCGTGAACGCAGTCCGAGTCCAGTTTCCGCCTTGGTTGGTGCTCTTGTAGACATACCCATTATACATCTTGTATAGGATTTGCGAATTCGATGGCGCGATGCAAATCTCATAGCAGCCGTATGGCGGCTCGATCAGATCGCCGTTGGCGTCCTGCCCGATATCCGTCCCGTTGACCATGGTTAAGGTCGTGGCAAGCTGGACCCAAGACGCGCCGTTCCAAAGATATTCGCCGTAAGTGTCGGTGCGCACAACGATCGTGTCATCATTCGCGATGCTGACATTAGAAAGAAAGCCGCCGGCGCCTATCGGCAGCACGGCGAATCCGGTTGCTGTAATGACCGAATGACCGGCAAACTGAAGCATTCCAAAAGACATTTACGACGCCCATGAAGCAGCGGCGAGAGTACCGCCGAATGATAGGGACGAACTGCTGGAAACACCAACTGTCCCGGTTGAAGTGGAATGCGCCAAACTTATTTGTGAGTTCGCGTCGCCAGACGTTTTGTCGCCAGCGCCAGCCGTTGTCCCGGTCCATGTAAAGGTGGGCGCAACCGCGCCTGCCTTGTTGCCTGCAACGGCGATTCCGATGCCGCCCGCAGGAACGGTCAATGAAACGGTCAGAGGTTGCGCGCCGACTGCCGTATTGACCACCGCGTTGGCTGATGTTGCGCTGCCACCACCGCTTTGCCCTTTGAGTATTCCGACTGCGATACTGATGCTCTGCGAGCCGCCCGGAAACTCAACGGTCATCGTCGTGCCGGAGGGAATATTGGCGTAGTAAAGCCCGATTTGATCGGAGACTGCGACCCCCGCTGAAGCGACGCTCCAAGCGCTGCCGCCGTTATATGTTGGTGCAGGCAGGTTAGTTCCGGAATCCGTCTGATAGCCCATTACAACTATGCGATCGGCACTCGCTGCGCCGATTGCTACCGATGCGAAGGAGCCGGGAGAAAAGCCGGAGGCTACGGTCTGTGCATCGGTTTCGGTGAAGGCGATTCCGCCTCCACCACCGCCACTCGCGGCCTTCCCGTAAACGGCGACTTGGCCGAAGCGCTTGCCGCGAATTCGCATCATGTGAAGTTGCCAACGCCGATTGCGGTGACGTTTAGGTTCGTTATGATTTTCCAGCCGCCCGCGCCGCCCGAGCTGATGGCGCCGAACGGCACAAAGAACGGGGCGAGTGTCGGGAGCGCCGTGGTGCCGCCGCCCGCGAAGATCGTGATGGCAGCGCCACTGCCATCCTTAATTTGAACAATGCCCGCTGCTGCCGCGCCGGGAATGATCAGAACACCGTCCAGATAGTCGCCAGTCGCGCCAGTAGCGCCGCACTGTTGCGTGGCGCTAACTGCAACGGGCACATACGTCATCGAATTGAGGACGACGGGCGCTGATGCGGTGGGCAGAGCGCGGCCGTTGGGGTTGAGTCCAGCAATGAATGCTTGCAGTGTCTTGCTGATCTGTTTCCAGATGGAGATTGCAGAGATGGGCGTCGCGTCGGTAGCCGCATTAGCTGCATCCGCCTTGGTGCCCAGAACCGTGTTGGTCGCGGTCTCCTGGGTCAGGATCGAACCCAGATCGGCGTGAAGGGTCGTGCCGACGTCAGCGTGAAGCGTCACAAGGTCGGCGTGATTGGTCACTAGATCGGTGTGCAGAGTTCCAAGTGCAGTAATTTCTGTCGCCTGGTTGGCCGAGGTCGCGAATCCCGTGATCGCCGCCGGAGGCGTCAGGGCCGTAACGGTAGCCGCAGGCAACGAAACCGGCGTCGCACCGGCTACGAGCGCCGGGGTCTTAGTATCGAGAGAGGCCAGCGAGACCTGGGCCGCCGTCTGGGCAGCGGCAGTGGCAAAGCCGGTGATTGCAGCCGGGGGTGTCAGAGCGGTCACCGTTGCAGCGGGCAAGGAGACAGGCACAGCGCCAGCGATAAGCGCAGGCGTCTTGGTATCGAGCGAGCTGAGAGAGGTCTGCGCAGCCGTCTGAGCCGCGGCCGTCGCGAACCCAGTAATGGCTGCGGGCGGCGTCAGGGTCGCAACCGTTGCGGCCGGCAGCGACACGGGAGACGCACCGGCTACGAGCGCCGGGGTCTTAGTATCGAGCGAGGCCAGCGAGGTGTTGCCGGTATCCTGCTTGGCCGAGGTGGCGGAGCCGACAACGGTGGTCGAAATCGGCGAGATATTGGCCGAGGACGGCGCCGAGCCGAGCAACTGCTCGGTCGTGGCGTTGATCCAGAAATGAGCAATCACGGCGCCCGTCGCCGGGTCAGCCGTCACGTAATGATTGACGAAGTCGCCGATCGAATAGCCGGTGCCGGCCGCGGTGGCCTGATAGGCCGACCTGTCCATGATGATCGAGGGGCCGGCAGCCGGACGGCCGCTGGCGCCCGGCGCCGACGTAGCTGTGCCGTTCGCAAACGTCCAGGTGATCGTGCCGCCCGTGTTGACGCGAATGTAGAAAATGCCGTTGTCGTCGGTCCAAAGCGATTCGGTGACGATCGTAGTCGAGCCGCCTACACCACCCGTGATACCGTCGACATGCACAACGTCCGGAACGCCCGTCAGAACGCGATTGTCGACATTTACGTCCGGTGAAACTGTCAAGCCCATGTCGAAATCTCCAATTCAGGGACAGTATAGTCAACGTTGACTGTAAAAGCTAGCCGCGCCATTTGCCATTTTGCAGAGTGACAATCTGTCTCTTGCCGTCCGGCTGCTGCACCACCAGGGCCACGGCCCAGCCCGAGGGGCCTTTGTTGTAGCCGTGGTTGAGTTCCATGACGCCGGCGACATAGACGCCATCCTCGATCTGGGGCGAATGCTTGTCGCCGATCGTCATCTTGATGCCGAGCCGGGCGAAGCCGATCACGGACCCCTTGGCGCCGTTCGACCCGCGAAAGCCGTGATGACCGTGCTCGATGCCGTCGATCTTGAAGGATTTGCCGTCATAGGCCCAGATGATGTCGTCCATGGCCTTGCCGCGCATCCGCCGGCCGAGGGTCTCCAGTAGGCTCCAGTTCGGGGTCTTCTCGTAGGTGTCGCGGCAGCGGGCGATGACTTCGTGACGATCCAGCAGGTCCGCTTCGAGCTGGTTGCCCAGGCGAGCGTTGATGCCGTCCATCCGGAACCGGCCCTCGACAACGTAGCGGTTAAGGGCAATGTCGTGGTTGGCCTCGATCACGACCGACGTGGTCCCAGGCCGCCTGGTCTGAATCAGGAAGTCGAACCCCTGCCCGGCCTCGTTGGCAACGATGCCCTTGCCGCGGAACGCCTGCTCGTAATTGTGCATCGGATCCTTGGCGTGGTGGTGGTTCCGATCCTCGTTGTCAAAGAAGTCGTGGTAGGTCATGAACTCGGGATTGAGCACCTCGACCATGCTCTTGGTGTTCTTCCAGCCGGGCAGCACGTCGCGGCAGCGTTTGCCGGTAATCGGATCCCAGCCCCAGATCACGCGGGCGTTCCGCGGACCCATCTTCGCCCGATGGCTGTCGGGCGTGGTCAGTGCTTTGACCCTGTGCTTGCCTCGAATGACCTTGCCGTCCTTCACCTGAACGTCGAGATCGTAGAAATTGCCGTGCTTGTCGGCGGAGATGTGCCGGCAGAATACGTCGCCATCCTGGTCGAACTCGACGACGACGACGCCGAGCACGTGATGGAACAGGCTCTTGATGCCGGCCTTGCGGGGAATGACCTTCGGCTTGGTGACCAGCCCGGTCGACATGACCTGCACAGCCTGCACGTCCGGGTCGGTCGAGGGCACCGATCGAAGCTGGCGCTTGGAATGCGGGAACACGGCCCAGCGGCCGCGGCTATTGGGCACCAGGTCCGAGATGGGACTGGGCGCCGTGGGAATAATGTTCATCTGACCGCAGAACATGAAGTTCTCGCCGATCTCGAGCTGACCAAAGCACAGGTGCTTTTCCAGGACCGAATCGTAGGCGCGTGCGGTCGGGTTGTTCTCGCTCCACCACTGGGTCTCGTAGGTGCCGGGACCGATCGCGATATCGTGGCCGAATTTCTTGGAGTAGGCCTTGAGGTTGTTCCAGAAGCCCTTGTGAACCTCAGTGTCGTTCTGTGCGCCGGAGAAGATGAACTTGCGACCGGCTGAGTTGGCGATCGGCGCCACCAGGGGTGTCGAGTTGAGCCAGGTCCGAGGGCTGCTCTCGCGCAGCACATAATGGCCGCGATCGCGGTCATACTTCCGCATCATGAAGCTCTCGGTCTGGATGCAGTCGGGATTGATCAGCGGGTATTTCGAGCGGGTCGTGAGAACCGTGATCTGTTCGGCGAGATCGAGCGCGCGGGCGTGGGCGTGCTGCTGCGGGGTCATCTCTTCAGTCTTCGCGACCACCTTCACGAACTGATTGTTGCCGCGCTGGATCAGTTTGACCAAACTGTCATCGAGCCGGGTGCGGGCGCGGTAGACCGCGGCCTTGTTTCGAATGGTCTGGTAGGAGATACCTAAAGTCGCGGCAAGATCCGTGAGCGCCGGGTATTTCTTGAGGTTGTTGTAAGCCTTAACGAATGTCTTCTGTTGAGCCGAAAGCATGAGACCTCGTTAAGTCAATGTTGACTGTAGAGTTATAGCAGATTTCTGCGCCGGAATGCAATCTTCCAAGACCGCGTCTCGACTCTTACTGTCTACTCTCTTACTTCTTCGACCTACTAAAGAGATTAGATAGTCGAGATTTGGCGACTGTGATCGGGAGCGGCGCAGTGACGGCTTCAGTTCCCGGCGCAGGCCGACCTTCGTAATAATCCATCACGGCGTTCGCGCTGCTCATCCAGCCGTAGATCTCGACCTTGTTCTGAACCAGGCGCTGTGCTGCGGCCGGCGGAAGACACACCATCTTGCCGCAGCGCTGAAACTTTTCGTCGACCAGTTTAATGCCCGCCGGGCGTGCCGGCTTGAGTTCCGTCAACTGGGGCGCGGCCACGAAGGTTTCGTGAGGCACGTTCGAGCATCCGATTGAGGTCAGCGTGACCAGCGTTAAGGTGAGTAGCAGCAGTATCCGGTTGATCACTTTCAATATCCTGTTCCAGGTCCATTGCGTCGATTTCGGCGCGCAGTTTCGAGACGTCCTCGGTCAGATCCTTGCGGCTCGTCTCCAGCGCGTCGGCCCGGCGCACCTGCTCATTGTGCTGGTCCTGAATTTGACCGGCGCGCTGATTGGCGAGATTTGTGGCGAGCGTCTGCTCGGCGAGTGCCTTCTGACTATCGGCGTATTTGGTCTGCAGTTGATCGACGCTGTAAACGACACCGCCGATTGATCCCACTATAGCGAGAACCGCGAGGCCAATGCCGATCCACTTCCAGGGAACGACCTTGCCGGCGAAGTAGGCGGCGACGGGCGCCAAGAATGACATGCCTAACATGGGGATTATCCTGAAGTTGACGGGGCGGCTGGAGCGGCTGGATTCGAAACTTCCCTGGTGTCGGGCACTGGGGGCGAGGAGCTATTCTCAGCGTCGCTGGTAGCGTCGTCGGCAGCATCGACGTCGCTCTCTTCTCGCGCCCCGTAGCTCATCTGACGCTTGCTGTGATCGTCCCAGACGACACCGAAGACGTAGAAGAACAGCACCGAAATAACAGCGGTCGCGAGCGTGATGAAAATCTGGATCTCGAGGTTGTTGCCACCGCGCCAAACCGTGTCGCCGACGATCACCTCCATGTTGACGCCAAACAGAATCGTCCAGATCTTCATCCACCGGCGCCGGATCGGCCAGGTATCGGAATTGATCTCCTTGCGTGCAGCCTTGGTGAGGATCTTGGTGATGGGCATCAGGGGGTCTTTTCGATGTCGTCGGTTCGCTTGGAGAGTTCGTCCTTGCGGCGCTCGATGGCGAGCAGGTCGTCATTGATCTGGCCGATGCGGTTATTGAAGGCAGACCGGCGCATGAGATCGATGCGCTCGGTCAGGGTCTGCTCGATGACGATGCGCTCGGCTCGCAAAATGCCCTTTCTGGTGTCGAGCTGGTCCAGGGAATTGCTGATGATCAGCACCTTGACCTGCTTCAGCGACTCCTTGAGTGGCACCAGGCGTTCGTCGACATAGGTCTTGGACGCCGGAACCGGGAACCCGGAGGCGACGTATGTCGATCCAAAAATCGCCAGAAACGTGCAGACGGCGACAGCCAGCGGCGCGTTCGAGATGATCTTTTTGACGGTATCGCCGGCAGGCATCGCTCGCTCACTTCGTTACAGTCAAGATTGACTGAGTATAAAGGACGAGGCGTGATACCGCCAGCGCTATTAAGGGGTCCAGGTGCCGATGACCTGAACTTCGGCAATGAAGGACATCGAGATCGAGCCGGCCTTGGTGTAGATCGCGACCATACCCAGCAGAGTTCCCTGCGGGTTGCTGAGAACCAATACTGGCATATCTTCGACACCCTGCAACGCCTCCAGGTGCTGGGGATCCAGAAACAGAAATGTTCCCTTGGGGTGCGCAAACTGCTGATCGGCACTGGCGTTCGCGAACTTGAGCAGCGCCTGCGAGATCAACTGCGGCGTCGCTTCGACTTCCTGGGTGACGATCATTGCGGCCATTATGGTCTCCTGGTTAGAGCTGGGCTGCGGCCATAAAGAAGGCATCGATCTGATCGGAGGTCATGCCGTAGCCGGCGCCGATGGCGATCGTCAGCGGATCGGCTCGATTGAACGTGGTTGCGCCCGACACGATCATCTTGGCTGAGAACTGCTGCTCGGTCGGCATCGCGTCGATGAGCGTCATAAGTGGCGGAGGAATAATCGCAGCGTTCGAGGCGAGCGCCTGGTCCTGGGTGATGATGCCGGCGACAGCAAGCTGCTGGAAGAATTGGCGATCCGAGATCGACGCAGGAACCGTATTGGGCGGCTTGAGATAAGCGACAACGGCGGCGTCGTCGTCAGACAGGAATTCTTCCGAAAAAATCCCGTTCTGTTTATTAGCACATACGCCACATATTGCGCCAGCGGCGTTGTATTGAACCCAAGCCATTTATGCGTCCCTTCCGCGACGGTCGATCCATCCCGCCGTGATGATGTAAAGAGAGTTTCCAGAAGCTTGGCCTGCAATCGCGTTGATTTGCGCCGATGTGTTGGTTCTTATGTTAAATGGACTGGAGCAGTATACGCTGATTACCGGGTTTGTGAGGCTCCAGCTTCCCGGTGGAGTTCCTGCGGCTTGAGCGGCTGAGGCCGGTGAATAAATCAGAGCAATTGCCTGTGCTATGCTGCTACTGGTGTAGTCGGCCTGAAAGAGAGCATTCACAACAACGCCAGTCGGCACGGACAACGTAAGAGCGGAGACAGTATTGGTGATGGCAAGAGCACTAGCGTCCGCTACAGGAACATCCCACAAAAATTCATCGCCGTTCTGGATGAACTTGACCCACTGGAACGAGCCATTGGTTTTCATCGATCCGATACGGCGGAACAGCGTGTAATTTGCAGGCAAGTTTGGTGCTGTCGGGTTAGGTGACAAAAGAACATCAACGAGACCGGTATCCGGTCGCTTAATCAGAAAAACGTGATACCAGCCTACATTAGCTGTAGGACTTGCGCCGCCACCATCCCACGCGCCGTTACCTGTTCCAACAGCCCATGCGCCCATTGTTTTCGTAAAGGCTGACGCCAGCGCCATGATATCAGAGTTGGTGCTATCGGCTGCAACGCCAGCGGCGACACCGAACGTTGCCGATGAACCGGCAGTCGATAGCGTCAATCCAGCGATATAGCTTCGCATGATCGTCGGAATGCCAAGAGATTTATTCGCGGTCGTCCGATCGGCCGGAACATAACTTACGGCCCTAACCAGACTACCGAAGGTAACCCACTCGATCAAGTCGCCCGGAAAGGTCGTGAAAGAACTAATCCCCATAGGAGGATATAAACCAGTGACCAATTGAAACGTGACCGCGCCCGTATAGCGCGTCCATCGGCGATGACCATCGCCAAGCGTGATCGCAGTCACCGTAGCCGAGCCGGTGATATCGACAAGGTAGCCGGTCGCTGTCTCCAAATTTAAGGTTGCGGATGCCGCAATATTAGCGCCGCGAGAGGTCAGATTGTCGATCGCGGCTACCTTATTCGGTAGCTCAGAAAGATTGTTCGTGGAGAGCATATCGCCGGCGCCGGGGTCGCCCGCGGCGTTCAAATTCCAGTCAGCAAATGTGCCAGAGCCGCCAATGCGGATGACGTTGATGGTCAACGTCGTGCCAGCATAGGTCGTAATCAGGCCTTCCATATAGTTGGCGCCATTTGCATTCGAGCTGGCTCGCACGCGGGCACCGACGCTATAGGCAAGCCCTGCCGCTACAGTGAGGCTTGTGGAGCCTGTTGCAACCAGAAGCGAAGTTGCCGAAGAAGCACGAAAGCCTGAACCAGTGGCGCCAGTGTTTCCCTGTGCGCCGGTTGCGCCCTGTGGAATGCTGAAATTGAGCGTCGCGGCTCCCGAGGTGCCGGAATTCGTGACGGCAGCGGCGCTGCCAGGTGCGCCGGTTGTAACTGTGCCGACAGCGATCGTTGCTGCGGTGCCAGTTGGTCCCTGCGGACCCGTGAAGGTCGATAGACTGTAAAGGTCGGTCCAGGCGATGGTGCCGACATAGCTCCACTGCAGCATCGCTCCGGACATACGAAACTGAACCTGGTCACCCTTGGGGCCGACCACGCTGACAGCCGCGGCCGCGGTCGAAACAAGACCGGTCGGGCCGACATAGGAGCCCACTGCGGGCTTGGTGCCCTCGCCGCCGGTCCAGTCTGCGATCTGTGCGACCTGTCCGCCGGCGCCGTTGGTGACGTAGGCCAAGATCGGCGACCAGCCCTTGGTGCCCGGAGATCCCGAGCCAGTTGCCGAGCCCGAGATGGCGCGCCAGCGGCTGACGGCGCCATCATAGATCAGCAACGCGGAGGTGCCCGCGGGCACCACGATGTTGCCGGGGGCTGTAAAGCGGTTTGCGGCGGCCGAGGTGCCGCCCTCGTCTTCCAGATCCAGCTCGAAGGCGCCGACGTTCATCAGCGCCAGGACGCGCCCGTTGGCGCCGCCAGCGATACCGGTCAGGGTGCGCGCGGCATTAGTTGAGACCCGAAGAATATTTGCCTGTGCAATGCCGGCCGGCGCGAGGTCGTCTGTGGTCGCCGTAATTATTGGCGCTGTGACGACGCCGCCAAGCAGGAGCTGCGAGTAGATCGTGGCGGCGCCCGTGGTCGAGCTGATCCCGATCGCCTTGGTCCAGGTCGAGGCCAGCAGGTAGCGAAGCGAGAAGTCATCGTCCTGGAACGAGCCGGCCTCGAACAGGTCCACCCCGGCCTTCTGCAACAGCAGACCGGCCCGATCGCCTGTGGTCGATTTGCTCAGCCGCACCTGTTGATCGGGTCCGGTGAGATTGAGAATATTTCGGTAAAGGGTGGTGATTTCGCCCAATTGCTTGGACGCGGTGCGAACCGAGTCGCGCGCCAGGCTGGAGCGGAAGATGGTCCAGCCGGTGCCGCCTACCGAGGCCAGCGCAGTGGTGCCGGTATAGGTCCGGTCCAGGGTGGCGTTATTGTCGTCGACAGGCGACACCTCATACCAGTGCCCATCGGGCGCGAGAATGGGATCACCTGCGATCAGCGAAAGGAAAAAGGCGCTATGACCTACCAGGGCTGCGGAGCCGTTGGTGAAGTCAATCGTCCCTGTCGTGTAAAGGGTTGTTGCCATCTCTGAGAGTATGCCATCCTTTTGAGAAGTAAGTCAACATTGACTTATATTCTGGGGCGAACGCCTGCATCCTGCAGAATCTGGTCCAGCTCCGCGGAGTTCTTGGCCGCGCGCAGCCGCACGATCACCTGACGCCTGGCGTTTTCGCGCGCCATCAGGGCATCCGGCTTGGCGACAATCAGCGAAGCAAGGGTTTCAACAGTTAGGCCCTCAATCTGGGCCGCCTGTTGAAACTCTGCCGATGGCGTAGCGCCGGCGATCACCGCGAGCGCCGTCTGTCGCTTGCGATCGTGGGCGAGATCCTGGCCCTGGGGGTAAAAATCCCCATTGACCCGGCCTTCGGCCTGTTCGAGCAGCTTCGGTAAGGGGGTGACGACGATCTTCATGTGGCCTCCACGGTCAAAACAGTTGCGCAATAGGGGAAAGCCGCCTCGAAGCTCAGCTCATAGGCGCCCGGATGATCGACGGCGAATTCGAGCGTGCCAACGGGGGAACTTTCCTGATGAACAATCGTGCCGTCGAGCCTGATCGTCAGCGCGAACGAGGCCGGCTCAATGGTTAGCTTCAGGGTATCGACGCCATCGGCCGCGATCGGGCGAATCTCGCCGGAAACTGCGACAGGAGGCCGCGGCAGCACCTGCCCGTTCTTGACGTAGATGCTGATGGTGTCCAGCACGTGATCGGCCTCGAGGACCAAGTGGCCGTTAGCCTCATAGATCGGCTTCAGTCGTTCGAAATCGCCAACAAAGATCGCCTGGGTGACAAGTCCGGTATCGTCGTGAACAATCAGCATTTTCGTTTCCTTAGCGGTAGACCGAATACCAGAAGTAGGCATTCGCGAATGATCGGATCAGCGCATTATTGGGATCGCTGGGGTCATCAAAGAGCGCCGCGTAAAACTGCATATAGCTGTTCGTCACCTGGCACAGATCCATGCCCAGATACGTTCCGCCGCCGCTGGTCAGGCAAGCAAGAGGAGCTGTGACGGTGACCGGGTTGGTATCTGGGTTAGGGTTGGCGCCGCCGCCGTCATTATAGGCGCAAAACACCCGCGGAATAGTTGAGTAGCTTTGCGGGAAATAGACAGTGGTCCAGGTTTCTGCAGGCACATAGACAGAGCCTGACATGATCAGGCTCGTATTGGAAAAGCGCGCGTCGAACGCCATCTGATCGAGCGTCGCCGTGTTGACATCAAAGCCAGGAAGACTGACTTGCAACGACGCCAGCGCGCCACCTTTCATGAGAACGCGATCGACCATTACGGTAAAGACCTGTTGAAAACGAAGTAGTTGAAGATCAGCCCGAGCCCGGTTGAGTCGGAGAAGGTCATAGACGAGGCTGATACCGCAACCACAGTTTCGCCGGACCTGGTTACGGCGTTGGTCGGGAATGGGTAATATTCGACGCCCGAAGCGTTGGTCGGCCAGAAATAAACCATTGGCTTGTCGCTCAAGGTCTGCGGAAAGAAGACGGTCTGCCCGCCGCTGGCCTGCCCAATCAGCATCACCATGTCGTTCTTGACACCTGGACAGATCAGAAAATTGTTCGGATCGACAGTCGTCGTCGCATCGATCCCCGGCCTTGAAAGCCAAATACCGTAGCTGCCGTCGAGCGGATGTCTGCCGAGGATGAGTCGCTGCGTCATGATGCCGGGAACACCAGATAGATCCAGTTGCGATTGGTGCCGTAATAGGTCGGATCCGACTGTCCCTCGTAATTATCCGCGCGCTTGATCGTGAAGTTGCTTTTGGTCATCTTGGTATTATAGGGATTGAAGTAGAGGTCGGCGTGCGCCGAACCATGCATCCATTTCTGGAACAGGTTGTGAACGTTGGAGATGCTCCCCGACGAATCGAAGGGCAGCACGAATACCTTCGGGAAATTCGTGTAGGTTGTTCCGTAACTGACCGTGGGAAAGTTGATGATCGATACGTTGAATATGTAGCCACCCGTCAGCAGTCGCAGCGGCTTGCCGAAGCTCGAATCCACGGCCAGAAAATCCGGCGAGATCGTTGCCGTCTTGACGTCATAGCCAGGCCGAGAGATCGCAACACGTGTCGGCGTGATCAGAATGCGGTCGACCATTACGAATCCGCCACGATCAGGGTTGCGTTGGTGAGGTCGAATCGCACCAGATTGTTGGCGCTGCGGATCATGCCGGCCGTGACTGTGCCGACGTTGGCGCTGACCGCGGACAGACTGGTCACGTTGAGCTTTGCCGCGGAGATCGTGCCGTTGACAATCAGGCTGCCTTGAATTTCGACGGCGAAATTCACGCTGCCGTCGAGTTTCTGGATGCCGGTGAAGCTGAAGCCGCCGGTGATGCCATTGATGGTGCCGATCACACCATACTGCACCTTGACGCCGTTCACGCTGGTTGTGACCGTGCTGATGTTCGCTGTATTGGTGCCGACCGTGGTGGTCAGGCTGCTCACCGAGGAGGCGATCGCGCTGTCGGCCGTCACTCGGGCGGTCGTCTCGGTCGCAACGGCCGCCGAAATAGCCGAGTTTAATGAGACTGCGAGCGCCGCCCGTGCGGTCGCTTCCGCGGTGTCGTTGGTCGCCCGTGTCACCGACTCGGTCGCAAGCGTCGCGGATACGGCGCCTACATTGACAGCAAGAACCTGACGAAGAGCTGCCTCGGCGAAGTCTGCCGCAACTCGCAAGTCCTGCTCGGTCGAGATCGAAGCGCCGAGACCCGTATCCTGAACAGCCAAAATCTGGCGCACAGTCTGGTTGTGACTATCGTTCGCGTCCCTGGTCTTGATGATCTCGGACTGGATCGAGGCAATTACGTCTTCGATATTGGCGATATCGGTGAGCGTTGGCGTATTTTTAAGAGTCTCCAGGTTCGGCAACACAGCCGCAAGGGTCGACTGCAGATCATTGATTTCGAGGTGCTGGGGATCGGAGAGAATAAGCCCAACCTTGCCGAACGCATCGTAAAGCGAAACCCAGACATACTGGGTGCCACCGCTGACCCAGGCGACAGTCTTGGTGTCCGGCCCGTCATAGACGAAGTTCGATAGTGTTGGAACGAAGCCTGAATTTGTCGAGACCCAAACCAGGGCGCCCGCATAGTCCGCGTCGTTGTTGATCCAGCTTATGTCGATCGAGCCGACATCGCCCTGAAGCGTCGGCACAACCTTGGCCGGAACCGGGTTCGAGACGATAATCGAAGCAGGGGCCGACTCAGTGCCGGTTACATTGAGCGCCGTGATGTCGATGCGCACCGCGCGGCGCGGCCCGCCGTCATTGACGTTCTGCTCATAGGTGTAGGTGTAGGTCGGCGTCGTCACCTGCTCGGTGTGCAGCAAGGTATTGGAGATCGAATCGTAGACCCGGACGACGTTTTTGACGTCATATTGGACATAGTTCGCCGGGAAGACGTTGTTCCAGGTGATCGTCGGCGCGCGCCCATGAAAGGTCGTTCCGCCATCGGTCGTCTTCAGGGTGTCAGGCACCGGTCCATTGACCGCTTCCCAACCCTGCACCGTGAGGGGAAAGGAAACAACGGTCGAGGTAGCGCCGGTGATCGAGCGGACGACGATGTAGAAGGTCCAGGCGCCCGGCGTTGCATCTAGCACGTCGAGCGTCGGCGAGATGCTGGAATTGAAGTTGACGAAGCCATGCGGGCTATCTGCTGTCAGCAGATAGTCGGCGACCTGGAAGTCGTTGGGGCCGGTCCAGGAGATCGTGACGCGCGAGTGGGATACACCGTTCTGGAAGAAGCGAGCCTCGCTGCCGGTGACATCGGTGACCTTGCTGATAACGTTGCGCGGTCGCACATAGGGGATCGGATCAAGCGCCAAATTCTGCTCGACCCGAGCGAACTTAGCAGGATCATGGATCAGTGCCGTAACCTTGAAGAGATTCTCGCCATCTTCCTGCACCGCCATCACGCGATACTGGCGAGCGACCATATCGGCGCTCTGAATGATGAAGTCGGCCGCGACAACCGGCACATTCGGGAAGGCTTCCGAGAGCGTGATCGTCTTGTGGTCGACCCCAAAGCTCGAGATTATCTTGGTCACGAACACGCCATCTGGCATCAGTGCGCTGATGGTGTAGGTTTGACCGGTCTCAGGTAGAAACGGGAAGTCGAGCACCACCGAAGTCGTCGAGATCGACTGCGCGAGCCGGCCGCCGGCGCGGAAATTGCCGTTCTTGCGCGGGTCGGTCAACAGGATGATATCGCCGGGCTTCAGCGCCTGGTTGTCCTTCAGGACATAGCCGTCCCAGGACATCGAGAACTGAACGGTCTCGGTCTGGTTCTTCTCGGTGTCGAGGATCCACTTGCCGTAGCGGTTCGCCTGCCCACGCGAAGTGCAACCCATCAGGGTCACATCGGTCTGGCGCCATCCGAAGCGACGGATCTGATCGTCGTCCTGGACCACTTCCGGCGTTTGGCGCCAGTAGTTGTTCGGGTCGTTCCAGGTGATGACCGCGACTGAATGTCGGGCCTTCATCGCAGTGCCCGAATATTTGAAGTGCCCGTCGATCACATTCGCGGGCGTGATCGCGCATACGGGATCGGAGGGCATGTCGGCCGAGCAGAACACCTGGCCGAGCGACCAATAGGCCATGCCGCGGAATGCCGCGGCCAGGCTCTGAAGCACCGTGTAGGCTTCATCGCGCGTGTTGATCACGCCGTTGAAGGCAAACCGCGGCTCCAGAATATCATTGCCGGAGACGTCCTTGAAGCCGGACGGCACGAGCGCGTCGCAATACTGACCGATCTGATAGAGCGACCATTTGTCGACCGAGGCGATCTGGACGAATTCACCGATGCCGTAACGGGTATTGGTCAAAAGATCCCAGAAAATCCAGGCCGGGTTCGAGGTCCAGGCCGGCTTGAAGGTTCCGTCCCAGATGCCGCTGTAGGTCTTGTTGATCGGGTCGTAGTTCGAGGGCACGTCGATGATCAGTCCGCGAACGTGATAGGAGCGCGTCCCGACATTGGCGCCGAACAGGAAGGCGTCGACGTAGAGGCTGATCAGCGCGGTGTCGTCGTAGGTGAACTGACCTGAGACGATCGTCGCATAGCTCTGCCACCAGGTCTGGTTCTGCAGGAAGTTCGCTTCGACCGGATCCGGATCGGGCGTGAGACGCGTGATCCTGATATCCCAGGGCGAGCCCGAATTATTCGGCGCCGGAACGAAATGCTGCTTATTGTAGGGTGAGGTGACCTTCTGATTGTTGATGTTGACGCTGATGACGGTTTCCCATCCGGCGCCCGCGGCGCGGCGCTCCACCAGATACGCAACCGAAGTGCCGGTGACATCGCCGGTATTCTGGTTGGCGGCGGCGAGCGCGGGAATACGCATGATGATCTGCACGGCGATCGCCGTGGAATCGTCGATGGTTCGGATGACCGGGGTCGATTGCTTGACTTGGGTCTCGACCGTGAACGGGGTCGAGGTCTGTGCTGGGCCGGGTAGCGGCGTCTGGTCGGGTAGACCCGTGCGCTGATCCCAGGAAACACCGACGAAGTTCTTGGTGCCGTCTGCGTCTTCCAGCGGTGTGTCGTCGAAATAGATTGAATTGCCGCCGTTGCGCAGCCCAACGATCGGGCCTTCGCCGAGCGCCTCGATCAGATTGACAGTGGTTGACGAGCGAAGCGTATCAGCGGCTTCGTTTGAACTGCCGGGCGCAAGAGCGCCCTTGCCGCTGCCGCCCTGCCCGCGAACGATCATGTTCATGACGAGCCACTCCAAAGCGCGGAGTTGTGCCCAAATGCTGCCTCAATCGAACCCGCGGAATTGGAATAGACGGCGATATCTTCGACGTCGGACTGGGCGGAGATCGGCACCGACCCGGTCAGCACTTCGCCGTAGATCAGCGGCACGGCGTCGCCCTGCTGACCCGAATTGCCGATGTTGCCATTGTTGACGTTGATGCCGTTCGAGGCCGTCGAAACTGTGGGCTTGCTCAGCAGCGTTGCGGCGCCGGCTAGCACAAGTCCAAGGCCAACCAGCGCGATGCTGCCCCAGGAGACCGCCATGCCGCCGACCGAGAATGCAGCCGAACCCATACCCAGAAGCGGAGCTGCGAGCGTTCCGCCGGACATGAAGATCGCGCCGCCGATCAGCGCCGCACCAAGCACAACCTTGGTAGTGCCCTTGGCGGTTTGCGACATCACGGCGCCCTTGGCGACCGGGATCAAATGCAGGTCTGCGAAGCCGAGCTTCAGCTCGTTGACCAAGCCAAGATCGAGGCTCATTCCGGAGCGCCTGTCGCCGCGCACCAGCTTGAAATACCCGTTCTGCAGTGCTCCGACGAACTTGCCCGGAAACGCACAGTTGAGCGCCCTGAGCGCTTCAGCAGCGGTCATGACGTCGAACCGAAAGCTCGGGCCAAACTCCTTCTTGAGCTTGCCGTAAAGGTGAATCGTTCGCATCATGACGTTGGGGCCTCATAGCGGACCCAGATGTCGGCTGCGCGCGCCCACACGCCCGCGGGCATACGCGCTGAAATACGGGTCGGGAAGTGATGGAGAATTTGGTCGCACTCCAGCAGCACGCCGGCGTGGTTGAGCACCTTCTTTGGATTGTCGCGGCTGTCGCCGAGCGCACAAAGGAAGCCATCACCAGGCTGGGCCTCGGAACGGCTGATTTGTTTGAAGCCGGCCTTGGCAAGGTGATCGGAATAGAGATCGCCGCCCGAGGACCACCAGTCGGCGCCGCGGGCGACCTCCGGAAGTTCAATGGGTGCGAGCGGCCAGGAGACGCCCTGCTTTGCAAGCTCATCCTTGCCGAGCCGAAATACGTCGCGCACCATCGAGTAGCAGTCGAGGATGCCATGAAGGAACGGGCGCGCGATGACCGGCGCAATCGGCAGCTTGCCGCCCCAGGCCGCCATCTTGTGGAAGCCGGTCTCGTTGAGCATGATGATGCCCCAGGGAACGTCGCTGATGATCTGCTGGCTCATGTCCAGTTCAGACGGCGCCAGCGGCCCGTTCGGGTGCGAATGAATGATCGCCTGCAGCTTGCCCGAGGTCACCGCGGTCTCGTAGCGCGGGTCGTCAATGGTGAATTCGGTTTCGGGCTTGGGATCCGTGTTCTCGCAGGCGACGTAGGCGCCATCGGCGATGAAGCCGCAGCTCTCCTTGGGAAACTGGGCGATCGCATGAACCTTTGAGGCCTCGACCGCATCAGCGCCGAGAAATGACTTAATCGTAGCTTCGTATTCCTCGATCATGTCTTCACCCGTCCGATGCCCGGAAAGGCGCCCATCGGCATCACGCTGCCGAAGCGAAGCTGACAGTCGGATTTCTTGCGGCCGCACTGGTCATTGGCAGCCGTGGTCGCTACGCCAAGCGAAGTGAAGGCCGACGTGCCGGTGTATTTGCAGGGGAAGATCTTCGGGTAGACGTAGCCGTCAGATGCTGCGGCTGGGTCCGCAGGCTTGTATTGCCGATAGCGGCGCGTGCATACATCGCGGATGAACTGACGCCGCGGCAACATCGTGCCCTCTTGGTCGATTGCTGCCGACAACTCCCATTCGATAAA